ATGGCCAAGAACGGCCCAGCAGTGGCGACAACCGTGCGTGCGCTGCTGGAAGGCTTCCGCGATCACCTGGCGGGGCTGCGTCAAGCCGAGGGCGCGGCCCGGGCTTGGAGCGCTTTGGAGCGAATGCTGGATGAGGAGCCGGAGCTTGCGAGGACAGCGCCGCGTGACGTGACCCGCGCCCAAGCCTACGACGTGCTCGACAAGCGGCGAGACCTTCCTGCGGCAGCCAAGAAGCTACGGGCACTGCTGGGGCAGGCGTGGGATTGGGGGCTCGATGCAGGGAAGATCGATGGCGCGGCGCCGAACTGGTGGCGTAGCCTTCTCAAGGGCCAACTGCGTTCAAAGGGGAAAATCGTCGGGGGGGAGCATGTGGGGTTTCGGCGCCGGGTGCTGTCTCAGGCGGAGCTGCGCAAGCTCCTTCCATGGGCCCGGGCCAATATGTCGCAGAGCGCGTTGGATGGGCTGCTGCTTTACCTCTACACCGGCATGCGGGGTGTTGAGATTTTTGCCTTGCGCACTGAGTACGTGTCGCAGGAGGAGGATGGCTGGTGGATCACGTTCCCCGCCCACCTGCTCAAGATGGAACGGGATGCAGACACTGTGGACCACCGCGTTCCGCTGTTCGGTGAGGCGCTGGAGATCGTGCAGCGCCGCGTGTCCGGCGCCTGGGAGGGATGGCTGTTCTTCACGGGCCGGGGTGGGAAGTTCCGGCCGTACCACCGCAACACGTTCTCCAGTTACGTCTATTCGTTGATGCCGGAGTCCGCCAAGGCCAAGCGGCGAGCGGGTGAAGGGCTGATCTGCCCTGTGGTGGATTGGTCACCCCATGCGTTGCGGCGCACGGCGCGCACGCTGCTCAGCGCCATTGATTGCCCGGAGGATGTGGGTGAGGCCATCATCGGCCACAAACCCGGGGTCATGGTGGCCAGCTACAACCTCCACACCTTCGACGCCCAGAAGCAGGTCTGGGTGCAGAGGCTGTACGAGACCGTGCGCAAGCTTGAGGGCCTGCCCGCTTAGCCAGGAGGTGGTGAGGCGGACTTGCCAGGTTTCCCTGCGCGGCCGTAGCCGCTGTCTGGCGCCGGCAGGCACTCGGATGGTGGCCGCGACATCACCCAGGCCTCCACCTCTGCAACGATGAAGCCCACGCGGCGCGCACTGAGCTGCCGAGGCCTGGGGAAATCGCCGGTCTGCACCAGCTTTTGTATCTGCGACTCGGACAGATCCACCGCCCGCGCTGCCTCCTGAAGGCTGATCGAGATGGGGCGCATCGTCACGATGGCCAGCGCGTCCCCGCCGCTGGCAGCTTCGATTTTTTCTTTTTTGGTCATGGCGTGCTCCTCGATTGCCTGCGGTTGGTGCCAGGCGTGAAAAGGCCCGCGGGTGCGGGCCAGGTGGGTGGTTCGTCGTTGTCGGGGAGCGGCGCGCGCTTGTCGCGCCAGTGCTTGGGTTTCTTGCTGGCCATTCAAATCTCCTTTATCACTTGGGCGACTTAGGTGTGCCCAGGCCGTTGATGACGTGAGCGGCGTGTTGAAGCAGCTCGCCGGGTGGAGTTCGAGTAAAGGTCATGAGGGCAAATATGGAAAAGGTCCGCTTTCGCGGGCGACGGCGGGGCAAATGGCTTACCCTCTCTGCCGAAAAGGAGAGGGCAATGGCGTATTGGTGGGTCAATCACAAACAGACTTTCAATTCCGAGATCGAAGGCGGGTACATCTGGAGCCCCCAGCGCAAGGCCAACGGCGGGTACAACCAGACCTATGAAAACCTGCGCCTGGTGAAGAAAGGCGACACGGTGATTTCGTATGCAGATGGCCAGGTCAAAGCGATTGGCGTGGCCACGTCCGGATACCGAGACGAGGGCAAGCCCGAAGATTTCGGCAAGGCCGGCGACGCATGGCACGCAGATGGTTGGCTGGTGCCTGTTGCGTGGGAACTGCTCGAAAGCCCGGTTCGGCCTAAGCACCACATGGGTATGTTGGCCGGTGATCTCCCGGAGAAGTACTCGCCTATCCGTGCCAGCGGAGATGGCAACCAGGGGGTGTACCTTGCATCGGTGTCTCAGGCACTGGGCGAGAAGATCCTGGACCTGGCAGGCAAGGCCAATGACGCAGCGCTGGAGTTACACGATGAGCAGCTCGTGGAACTGGAGGAAGACCAGGTTCAGCAGGAGCTCAGCGCATCGCCCACGCTTTCATCCACAGAGATCGAGCAGTTGGTGAAAGCGCGCCGTGGCCAGGGCATCTATCGCACCAACCTCATGCAGATTGAAAAGCGCTGCCGCCTCACTGGGGTTTCAGACCCACGGCTGCTGGTGGCCAGCCACATCAAGCCCTGGAAGGAATCCACGAACGACGAGCGGCTGGATGGACACAATGGGTTGCTGCTGTCGCCCCATGTGGATCGCCTATTCGATCGCCACCTAATCAGCTTTACGGATGAGGGGCAGATCATCCCTGCTGGGGCATGGGTGGTGAAGGCAATGATTGCCTGGGGGTTGGATCCACAAATGAATGTCGGCCCCTTCCGTGCCCAGCAGAAGGCATATTTGGCACTCCATCGGGCCAGGATAACGAAGCATCCTCACTGAACAGCTACTCGCACAGGCCGTAGGCCGATGCACATGCGGTCGGTTCGTCGAGGCCGGCCAGCAAGTCATACTGCCGGCCTCCGCGCGTGGTCTTGGCCCACTCGATGCGTGACCAGATGTGCAGATCTGCGAAGACCTGGCGCCGGTCCTGCCCGAGGTGGGCGTCTGTCATGAAGGTTGATCCACCTCGTTTCGAGCACGCGCTGACGATTCGCTCCCATACGGCGATGCGTTCGATGTGCTCGGGCCAACGTACGGCGATCTGGCGCAGCTCGTCTTTGCCGCAGTTGATGCAGGGCATGCAGCCGACGCGGCCCATGCCCTGCAGATAGAGGGGATTCGGCTGCACGCGCCGGGAGGCGGCCAGCTCGAACACCTGGGCGGCTGTCCAGTCCACGATGGGCCGGAAGATGCGCAGCCGCGGTGCCACGCGCTCGGCCTTCTTGGCATTGCGGCGGCGCTGGGATTCGTCGCGGCGCACGCCCTGCCAACTGATGACGCAATAGCCGGCGTCCATCAGATCCATCTGGAAGCCTACGGCCAAGTTGCGCTTCAATTCCTCGGTGCAGAACTGGGCCATGCGAGACGGGAAACGGCCCTTCCACATGCACAGATCGAGGAACGGGTTGCCGCTCGGGTGCATCACGGCCAGGGCACGGCGCTTGGCCTTGTTCGACCAGCGCAGGCGGCGGCCGGCCTTGTCGCGCCCCGTGCGCACGTCACGGGCGATAAACATGCGCTTGGCCAGCAGCTGGCGGCTGAAGTCCGCGCGCAGCCGGTGGATGGTCACGCCCAGGGCCTGCTCCAAATAGGCCAAGTAGTCATAGACAGCCTGGTGCTCGTTACCGGTGTCGCAGAAGATCGGGACGACACTGCCGGGCGGGCAGCGCTCCAGGGCGAGCAGCAGCACGGCTGTACTGTCTTTGCCGCCGCTCACAGAAATGACGTGCTTTGTCGCCATGGGGGGATTCCTTTGGGCCAAAAAAAGCCGCTCGCGGCAGGGCCGGGCGGCTTCGGGATTGCCTCCGTGGTCGGAGGCTTATGGTGAAATTAGGGCTCTACAAAAAAGGAGCAGAGATGGACCGGTGCGACCCTGATGCCGAATACAAAATGGATCTCCGGCAGGTATCGTTTAACTTCTGGGTAGAAGATGGGCGTTACAGCGGCACCATCTCTGGGGATGCACTCGACAGGCTGGCAGGCGGAGATGCTGGTCTTCGTGCCGGCTGCCTTGATTCCTATAAAAAGAATTGGGAGCAGATCCACGGTATCGCTTCGTTGAAGTTGGCAGCAGGACTGGCTCCCCAGATTTCGTTGCTTGACGTGTAAGGACAGGTGTCCCATGCGCGCTGTGTGGTCCTGAGTTTCAAAGCACAAACAGAAAGGGATGCGGGGGCAAATGTTTCGCGTTTAAAGAAATGTGAGGTTATGTTTCTTGGATGTTGGGTAGGAATGCTGATTGCTCAGAGAGTTGGCAGGCTTGAATTTCCGAGCCTGAAGTCAAAGCTCATGAAAGGAACCAGCAATGGCACAGCATGAAGACCACGGCCGACAAGGTCAGAACCGTCAACAGCAGCAGGACTCTGGCGACGGAAACGGCCGACGCGATCAGTTTGACGAAAGCCGCCGCTCCTACGCAGGACGCGGGCAGGACCAGTGGCGCGATGAGGGCCAGTGGGAAGGAAATCGCAGCGGCTACTCAGGTAGTCAGCAAGGCGGTGGATACCCCGAAAGGGGCTACCCTGGCGGGCAGCAGTCCGCCTATCAGGGGTACCAAGGCGAGCAGCAAGGTGGCTACGGCGGCGGATACGGGCCAGCGCCCGGTCGTCGGGAGTTCGGATACGGCGGCGGTAGCGGATACGGCGACCAAGGCTATGGTCGTTCTCGACAAGATCAAGGCTACTCGCGCCATTCGCAGCAAGGCGGATGGGGCGGCCATGAACGCAGTGACTTTGGCCGAGATACTCAAGGCTGGGATCGTGGAGCGGGTGGAAGCAATTACGGCAATTCTGACCAGCAATATGTACGTCAGGGCCGGACAAGTGAACCGTTCGACCCTGACTATCATCAGTGGCGTCAGGAACAAGTTGACGCCTTGGATGAGGATTACCGCAACTGGCGAAACGATCGCTACAAAAAGTTCTCTGACGAGTTCAACAAGTGGCGCACAGAGCGCGACGCTCAACGCGGCAGCGACAAGAGCGGTGGTTCCGGTTCAGCCTCTGGTCAACAAGGAACAACTGGCAAGGAACATAAGTAATCCTTCGCTTGATGTACTGATTCCGTAGTTCGCCGGCCCCCAGGATTACATGCTTGGGGGCCGGTGGTGATTCAGCCAAGCTTTTTTGGAGATCTCATCATGGACCTTCGGATACGCGAACCTGAGCTACAGGCTATGCATGTCTGGCACGCGAGCATGGTGGTGCTTGCAAAACCCGGAGAAGCAATTGGAGTGCCCATATTTGAGGCACCTGCGGTTGCTCCTCCAGTTTCATCACCTGTCGGGATCGAATTTCCCTATCACCTGTTGGTTATCGAAGTCGATAATCCTGAGGACAGCGCTACTCAAGATCGCATTCGCTGTAGGTTGAGCGAGTTTGACGTTTAAGCGCCTGCTTTTTCCGGGATAAGAAATTCCGCGCGGTCTTTGTCCTTGATCCAGTTCGGCGGCTTGCCCCGGCCGGTCCACGTCGCGCCGGTGGCGGGGTCGCGGTACTTCGGGGCGCCCACGCTGCCCTTAGCCTTGCCCTGGGGGAAGACATCGGCAGCGGTCAGGCCGTGCTCTGCGATCAGCGCGCGGGCCTGGGCGATGCCCTCGGCTTTGTGCTCGGCCTGGGCCTGGGCAATCTGGGATTCGAGTTGAGCTTTTTGTGCGAGCAGGTCTTTGTAGGTTGTCATGTCGGTATTCCTTGAGATGAGCTGCGGGAGCCGAAGGGGTGGCCCGGGTGGGCCACCTGGTGATCAGCTGTTGACCGAGAAGGCGCCAATCAGCACGTCGGGGATTTGCTGGTCAGGGACCACGCCATCGCCATCGGCCACCGGCGCGAAGCTGGCGCGCACGACGTGGGCGAATTCCTCGGCCATCTGCTCCTCGTGCAGCTCCAGCCCCAGGATGCCCAGGGAGAAGGTGGGTTCGCGCTGGGATGTGAGGATCGACACGCGGACGTAGAACGTGCGCTCGGCCAGCTCCTTGTAGGGTTTGGTGGTCAGCCTGAGGTATGCCGGCAGCACGGCGTCAGCGCGGTTGGTCTTGGCAGACACGCTTTCCATTTCCGAGCGCTCGGCAGACAGCGCTTCCACGGAGGTCGTGGAGTTGTTGATCTGCTCGATGCTGACGCTGCGGATGCCGGCGACGACATGGCCGATGTTGAGGTCCGCCAGATCCTTGTCCAAGGGTTGCACCAGGTCGCGCCACTCTTCCAGCCATTCGGCCAGGGCTTTCTGGCCCCGGTTCTGGCTGACCAGGTTGCGCAGCGAGGTGTATAGGGCGGTGGCCTTGAGTTTCAACAGGGCCGTGTTGTCGCCATGGCCGGGCGCGGCTGGAGTGCCCTGGTTCAGGACGGCCTTCGCGGCCATGCCCTCGGCATTCACATAGATCGTGCAACCGTTCTCGCGGTGCTGACGCACGTAGCGGGCGAAGTCCTCGACGTAGGAGGTGCTCATGCTGTTGCGAGCGCGGCGGCGCAGCGGCAGATAGGACTCCAGGCTGGTGAGGTTGAATTCGTCGTGCAGGGCCACGACCGGCTGGCCGGCAGTCAGCGCGTGCTGCACGGACTCGTTGCTTTGTGCTGTGGCTTCGGCCTGGGTCAGCTGCTGGATTGCGGATTGATCGAACATGAAAAGTCCTCGGTTTGGGCGAAAAAAAAGCCCGCGGCTTCTGGAGCGGCGAGCAGGAAGCGGGAAAAGCGACAGGGGAGGCGGCTACGCGCCTCGGGGGATGAGGTCCATTTGGGCCTCGGGCATCACGGTCAGCTTGCCGAACTTGCCGACGTGCATCACGGTCTCGCGGGATACCTTCTCGCTGGCCTCGCCGTCGAGGGTTGGGCGCGAGAACTTCATGGCGTGCTTGATCGTGACCTGGTGGGTCTTCTTGATCTTGCTGATGTCCAGCTCGATGGTGATCTTTCCCTTGCGCTCGTTGTCCACGACAGCGGCGCTCACGGAGCCCAGAGCACGGGAGAGCATCAGCATGAACTGGCCGCCGTCGAACTCTCCCAGCACCTCGGTGGGATCGTTCACCAGGGAGGACGCGGAACTGTTGGCCGCCACCTGGCCCGGTGTGGGGCTGGAGGTGGCCGGCGCAGTGCCAGAGCCGGGGTTGGGGCCTTTGGCGGGGGTGGGAATGGTGGAGGACATGCCTTATTCCTTGGGGACAAAAAAATGTGCTCTGTAGCGGGCGGGCTTAGATTTGCTGGCCCTCGGCTTGGTCAAACTGCGCGGTCACAGTGCCTGTTGGCCCATCATTCCGATGGCAACGCCGATGCAGGCGCTGGCGTGCTTGTAGCGATTCACTTCCAGGCCAATCGGGTTGGATTCGCACTGGCCCAGCACCTGAGCCTGTGCGGCGGCCAGCAGGGTGATGACCCGGCCCGAAGGACTGTTCGGGTCGAAGCCAGGAATGTTCATGCCCGCCGCATCCGCGATGTGCGAAGGGATTGGAACGACCATTTCTACAGCCTGCCCCTCCTGGCAGCCGCTGCAACCGCCGCAGCCATTGGCCTGCTGGCCCTGGGCATCCGGCGCCGCAGCCGGGGGCTTGACCCCCAAAATCTCGCCCAGCAGAGCACCCACGCCGAGCTGTTCGGGGGCTTGCTGAGCGGCATCACCCGTGGGCGAGGTGGGCGTCGTGGGCGAGGTGCCGCTGGACGGGCTGCGCGAGGTCAGCTCGGTACGCTGGCGCTCCAGCACGGCGCCCAGGAGGGCCAGGGCGAGAAGACTGTTCAGGGGACTGCGGTGGCTATGCATGCTTTTGCTTTCGGTGGAAGGGGACAAGAAAAAGCCCGCGCGTGGCGGGCCGGTGGATGAAACAGGGGGGTGTCAGGCTGCAGGTTCGTCGGTGACGGCCAGGGCCTGGCGCATCGTTTCGTAGCCGTCGAACAGCGCCGCCAGCGGGCCGCTCGCGTCGGCAACCTGGGTGCTCAACTCCACGCCGGCAGTGGCGAGGGCACAGCCCATGGCGTACAGCCCGCCGTGGAGGGCACCGGCGTTGCCGCTGTGTTCGCTGTAGCCGTTCAGGATGTCGAGGATCGGCACCGCCACATGGGCCATGGCGTGCGCGTGGCCGTTCGGCCCGATGCTGGGGATGGTCTGCGGGCCTGCCTGGCAGGTGGTTTCCGTGTGGCTCATGAGCTGGTGCTCCAGGTCAGAAAAGGGGTGCTCCGGACATGGCGACCGCAGCAGCAATGCAGAAGGCCGAGTAGGCCGACCAGAGGAAAAAGCCGAAAAATTTGCTCATGGCAGCTCGCGCAGGCATTCCATGGATTGCGGGCCGGTCCACACGACTGCGTGACTGGGCGGGCACGCCTGTGCAGCGCTGTGGGCACGCTGCACTTCCGCTGCGCTGGCCACGGGGTCCTGGGCCGCGCCGGCATCCGCGCAGGCGCTGAGCACGATGGCCACCAGCAGGACAAGGCACAGCAGCAGCCAGCTGCCGGGCGTGGGCGCCGGGCCCGGCTCGGCCACAGGGCCAGGGCGCGAGGCCTCGCGGAGGAAGCGCGCATCGGGGTCGGGGTTGAAAAGTTCGGTGGGGATCACTCGCTGCATTTCGGCTCTCCTGAAACGACAAATCCGCCATGAGGCGGATTCGGTGAGGTTGCTGCTTGTTGCTGTCGGCGCTGGGCTGCAGCTTCGGCCAATTGGCGCTCTTCTTCTTTCCATTCGGCAAGAGAGCGCGGTTCATAAGCAGCTACATTGCGTTCGCCGCGAAGTCGGTGGAATCTGGTGGTCATGGTGGACTCCCAAAAAGTGCCCGCCCCACATCACTGCAGGGCGGGCCAAATGCCGCGAGAGCAGCCCCGCTAAAGACGAAGGCCGCGAGCGAAGAAGCTTGTGGAGTTGAAGACTATTTTCGAATACGGCTTTGAAAGAATGCTATAGACTACAAATACTCTTTTCCGAACGGAATAGAGTCATTTATTTAATACTATGGGAGTATTTATGATTCTTTCTAAATTGGTATCTATCGTGACACTGGCAGTTCCAGTATTGAGCGTCAATGCTGCACAACACTTTTGGGTTGAACCAAAGAATAATAATCTTAAAGATGTGGTGGTGGCAAATGACGTTGCGGGTGGTGCGGATGGGATTTATACATACAGTTTTGGTGGCACTCTGCAGAGACATTCTAATTGGAATGTTGGTGATTTTTCACACTTAAATACACCGAATCCCCTGAGTGATTTTCAAGCTTCAATCAATCCAAATGGTTATGGTTCGACATCGGTTCAGAAACAGGGTGCTCAAGTGACTTTGCATCTTCATTCATATAGTTTGCCCACTCCGTCTCCTATGGGGTGGTACTACATGGGCTGGGGACACCAAATTAACAAAAAGCCGTGGGCAGGTCAGTTTGGTTCAAATCCAAAGATGTGTTTGGAGCATTCGGAAACCGTTGTAGATAGCTACAATGAGGGGGCGGTATTTTACAATGGGGTAGCGCTATGGCTCATGGATAAAAATGGGCGACAATTCCACTACAGCATAAAGAGCTGGGATAGCCGATGGCCAAATCTCAATATGGATGAGAGTGCTTTTTATGACGAGGGTATATCTGGGTACTATGTTGGGACTGCATACGCGGAGAGTAGTAATTTCCTCTCGTTGATGCCATTTAGTCACTCCGTTAATGGCTCGAAAGGTGAAAATTTGAAATGGTATGGCATGTGCATTTCCAAGGCTCAATTGTCAGCGGCTATCAATGCTATGAACTCAAAAAATGGTAATTCACAAACCCATCTTGACCTGGATGCTGGTAACTATGAAGTAACTGGTTTGCAAATTTCTTCGGAAATCGGCAACCTCAGCACCCCATTTCTCCAGCGAGGTGCAGGCTGGTACACGAGTCGATTCGCAGGCATCCATCTCTACACTGATTATTAATAGTCACAACCAGCCGCTACAGCTGTGCCCCAAAGGTGTTCTCACGCGGAAATAGCCTGCGGTGGTGTGGCGGAAACAAAAAAGGCCTCGTGGGAGGCCTTTTTTGTTTCGCCCCGATGCGCTCGGGGAGGGCGTGCTGCATCTGGTAGCAGCTGCGCGGCATTAACATGCCGCACCGTTTTTTTGCTCCGTGGTGTCATCTCACTGCGTTCGTCACCGGAATGCCAGGGCGGTGTTCCATCGTCGGCTCCAGATGCGCTGGCGCGCACCCTTCACAGCCTCCCGCCTACTCTCTACAGGGCATCCCGCCCGCAGTTCCTTCCCTATGCCGTGAACCGTGCTTTGACGGACTGGCAACCGCGCGGAGACGCGGCACGCTGACCTGGCCCATGCCCAGGAGCGCCATTGCGCCGGACGAATGCCCCTCGGGTGGGGCAAGCAACATCGGCGTGCAACTTGTGAAAGACCGGGGCTTGCCCGGTCGATGCCGTGGTGCCCAACTTCCCTGCCTGTCCGCATGTGCGGTTGCTGAGTTGTTAGGTGAAGATTAGCGCATCGCTACTATTTTGGTCAATAGCGCATCGCTAATTTTTCGCATACAGATGGTGTGGAGGTCGCGCGGAGGTGGTTGTGTCTGTACAGAGGAGGAAGTCGGGAGTGTCACGCGAAGCGAACTTCAAAGAGTGCCTCTTCCGCGGCGATGTCCTGATTTCCCGCTCACTAGGCGTGTCGCGCGGGCAAAAAAAATCCCGCTCAGGGCGGGCAGGGGGTGGGCAGGGGTGTAGAGGCTGTGCGGTTCAGAAGGAGGCATCTTCGATGCTGGAGTTCAACCCCCGCCGCCCGCGCTACCAGATCCGGGTCCTTCTCCGCTCGGTCGGCCTTTGGCACTTTTCGATAAAAGTAGTCCAACAAACCAAAATACCAAAGCCCAGAGGGCCCAGTTCAAAATGAAAGCCCCGAAGGGGTGATCACTATCCAGCGCGGCTCCCCAACCGATACAGAAAGCGAGCACTTGAAAAGCAAAAGACCATACTCTGTTGCGCTGTCCCGTGTCTTGAGGGGTCATGAACTACCTCTCCATAAAAATATGAACTCAAAGGCGCCGGCCATTCCAGGCCCAAACCACGCGTCCAACGACGGTGACCTGATGATCTCCGTTCAGTATCTGGACTATTTTCGAGCTTGGATTGTCGCTTGTGACTTGCAGCTTTCCATCAAACGTGGGGCTTACTCGTTTGACATAGTTTTTTTCGCCTGCCTGGAGCACATATACGCCTTCGCGTGTATGCGGGTCTTTCGCGCCTGGGCCAGTATCAACTAGGAGGACATCACCGTCAGTGAACGTTGGCGCCATGCTGTCTCCATAGGCATGAATAAACCGAAGCTCGCTCGGGTTCTGAGGGCGAATATGTTGATTGATCCAATGTGGGGACAAGGCTAAGTCTCCAACGATCACGTCAGATTCAAGCAGCACCTCGCCTGGTCCCATGCTGGCACAGTTCGCCAAAAGGGGGACGCGAACGGCATCGGGCGCATGCCAGAACGGTATGGAGGGGTGGGATGCAGCAGCCATCTCTACCATCGCTGCATCTTGCGAAATTGGCTGGTCCATCCATCCGGAAGGTCTTCCTACGCGCGCCTCGACTTCGCGTGCAGCCTCCTTACTCATTGAACGCGGCTTCCCTGTTTTTGAATCTGGCAACGCGCGTATCCACTGGCTGATCTGAGCAGGAGCCTTACCTATTTTTTCAGCAAGTGCGGCCTGAGATCCTGCTTCATCGACAAGGATGGCAAGGCGGCGGCGGCGGGTCACTTCGATCGGGTCCATCGGGCGATGGTTTAGCAAAACGCTACTTTTGGCAAAGCGCGAGGCGCTATTGACGGTATGTAGCGTATCGCTAATAATTTGCTCATGAACCTCCATGAGTACATCTCCAAAAAGGGGCGTGGGTCGATCGGCGATCTGGCTGATCAGATCGGCGCGCACCGGCCTGATGTGTCCCGTTGGGCCTCAGGGAAGCGCGTTGTTCCAGAGAAATCGGCAGTAGCTATCGAGTTGGCTACGCAAGGAGCTGTCTCGCGACGAGACCTGCGCCCCAACGACTGGCAGGACATCTGGCCTGAGCTTGCCCAGTCCGCCGCCCAGGAGCCAGGCCATGCATAGCCCCCGCAAGTCCAAGCGGTCGGGCCCGCTGCCGCACCAGAAGCGCCTGTACCGCTCCCGCCAGGAACGCCTTATGGAGGCTTGGCACAAGGCCAGCCTGAACCTCCACGCGGCCATGCGGAAAACGATGGCTGCACTGCAACTGCCAGCCGCGGAGCTGGGCCATGTGTAAGCCGTACCGCTTGGTCGAGGCCCAGCCGACGAGCAATAGGTTTTCGGGGAAGCGTTGGTGCCGAGGGTCGGCGTTCTTTGTGACCCTGCAGCGCAGCAGGACGCACGTCTGGGAAGGTTGCCGGTACGCGTCAGCTTCCGTCTTGGGTGGGGTGTTGTGCCTGCCCCGCACGCCGGGCTTCTTCTGCAGTGTCCACGCGCTGAATGCCTTCCAGCAGTGCGTAGTAAGCGTCTTCGAACGTCTTGGCAACGATGCCCCGCGTGAAGTCGCTGTACTCCAACTCGATCTTCGAGAGCATCGCTCCAGCAAGAGTTGCTGTGGGCCCGATCAGTTCTTGTTTCATGTCCGCCCCTCTCGGGAATGGTTGTGTAGGAACTCCCATTCTGCTCCGGGAGGTGGCGGGCACCCCTTTCAAAAAACAAGCCGAGGAGTGAGTCCGCATGCGTGACGCCCCCCAAGTACTGAGCCGCGCGGAAATTGACGCGGCAGATCGAATCCTCAAGGCGCTGAAGGGGCTGGCCCCCGAGGAAGCGGAGCGTGTTCTGGCCCATGTCCAGGCCCGGTTGGACGAGGCTGAAGGTGGCGACGTGATGTTTGCCCGCGGTATCGCTGGCCCCAATGGCGCTCTGGACACCTGCATGAAGACGTGGGTTGACAGTGGCACTGCGGAGCTTTTCAGGCGTCGTGCGGCCATGCGCAAACAGAACGCGTCGGCCTGCCAGCGGGACTGCATTTACCTGCTGGTCCACGAGAAGACTTACACGTTGATGGTTGCGGAAAAAGCGTTGCATGACGCTGATGCTATGGACCTGCGGGAGCATTTGACAGGCCCATTTCCGGCCCGGAAATTCTGGGGGCCCGGGCAATGAACGCGATCACTGCAATTTCCGCCGCCGTGCTGACCATGAGCAGCCGCGAAATCGCCGAGCTGACGGGCCGCGACCACGGCAACGTGATGCGCGACATCCGTACGATGCTGGACGACCTGCAGGCTTCAAATTTGAATCCTGTTTGCGAAACAACGACTTACGCGGGCGCCAACGGCCAGCGCTACTCGCAGTACGAACTGGACCGCGACACCTGCCTGACCCTGCTGCTGGGCTACGACGCCGTGGCGCGCATGAAGGTGGTGAAGCGGTGGCAGGAGTTGGAGGCCCAGGCCGCTCCAGCCGTGCCGCGCACGATGTCTCAGGCGCTGCGCCTGGCCGCTGAACAGGCCGAGCAGATCGAGCAGCAGCAGGCCGCCCTGGCCCTGGCCGCGCCCAAGGCCGAATACGTGGACCGCTACGTGGCCGCCAACGGCGCGAAGGGCTTCCGTCAGGTGGCCAAGCTGCTGGGCGCGAACGAGCACGCATTCCGGGCCTGGCTGCAGGAAGAAAAGATCATGTACCGCCTGGGTGGCGAGTGGACTGCGCACCAGTGCCACATCGATGCCGGCCGCTTTGTCGTGAAGACGGGCGTGGCCCAGGTCAACGAGCATGCCTTCAACGCCACGAAGTTCACCCCCAAGGGCGTGAACTGGGTAGCCGGCCTGTGGGGCCAGCACCAGGCCCGCCTGGCGCAGGAGGGTGCGCAAGCATGAGTTCCGACTACACGACCCTCGCATGGCGCACGGAACTGCAGTCAGGCCCACGCCTGGTGTTCCTGGCCCTGTGCGACAACGCCAACGACGCGGGCAACTGCTTCCCGTCCATCCAGACCTTGGCAGACAAGTGCGGTTTGTCGGTCCGCGCTGTGCGTGGCCACGTGGCCGCCATGGAAGAGCAGGGGCTGGTGCAGCGCATTCAGCGCACTGGCTGGAGCTCCGAGTACCAGATCAATCTGAAGGTGCTGCGCGCGGCGGTATATGAATGCCTGTCCAAGCGCCCGCGCTTGACCGAATACGACCAGATGATCATGCGCTCCTGCGCGCCGGAACCCCCGGCAGATTCTGCACCCCGGCAGGATTTGCCGCCCCCTCAAACCCCGGCAGATTCTGCCGGGGACCCCGGCAATATCTGCAACACCCCCCGGCAAGATCTGCCGGGGACCCCGGCAAATCCTGCCGCCATAACCTACAAAGAACCTACAAAGAATAAACAAGGAAAAGGGAAAGGCGCGCGCACGGCTGCGAACGCCATCATTCGCCCTGACGGCGTGACCGAGCAGACCTGGACCGATTGGCTGACGCTGCGAAACGGCAAGAACGCGCCGGTGTCGGAAACGGTTCTGCGGATGGCGGTCAACGAGGCGGACAAGGCCAAGCTGTCGCTGGAGGACTTCCTGCAGATCTGGTGCTTCCGTGGCACGCAGGGACTGCAGGCCGACTGGCTCAAGCCCTCGGACTTTGCTGGCCGGACAGTGAAGGCCGCGAAGACGCCGTCCCCCGACAACTTCGGCGGCGTGAACTACGGCCAGGCGAGGAAGATCTGATGGACCTCCTCGCATCCCGCATCCACCGCCCGCCGCTGACGCGCGAGAGCACATGCCCCAGGCATGGGTTGTACCTGAGCAGCTGCCATCTGGGCGACATCTGGACGAAGTGCAACCTGTGCGCCGAGGAGGCCAAGGCCAAGGAACTGGCCCAGGCCCAGGACGAGCAGAAGCGCCAAGCGCGCGAAGAGTGGGAGAAGCGTCTGGGCACGGCCGCGATCCCCCAGCGCTTCCAGAGCTGCCGCCTGCGGACCTACATCGCGGAAACCCCGGAGCAGCAGGCCGCGCTGCAATTCGCCAAGGACTATGCGGCCAGCTTCGATGACGTGCAGCGCAAGGGCAGCGGCGCCATCTTCGTGGGTAACGTCGGCACAGGGAAGACGCACCTTGCCATCGGCATCGGCCTGCAGGTCATGCACACGCATGGCGCATCGGTGCTGTTCACGACCGTTGCGCGCGCTGTCCGCCGCATCAAGGACACCTGGTCCAAGCGGAGCGGCGAGTCCGAGGGCGAGGCCATTGCCGCCATGGTGTTCCCGGACCTGCTGATCCTGGACGAGGTGGGCGTGCAGTTCGGCAGCGACTTCGAAAAGAACCTGCTGTTCGACGTGCTCAACGAGCGCTACGAGCGCCGCAAGCCCACGCTGTTCCTGTCGAACCTGCCCATCGCCGACGTGGCTGCCTACCTGGGCGAGCGCGTCATGGACCGTCTGCGCGAAGACGGTGGTGACGTGCTGCCGTTCCAGTGGGAGAGCTATCGCGGGAGGGGCGCATGACGACCATCCACCCCTCCGTGACCCGCAACTACCTGACGCTGCCCTACACCTACACGCTGGCACAGGAGCTGTCGGCCAGTGAGCGGCAGCCGCTCCACCAGCGCAAGCGCGAGCCTCTGGCCGCTGCAGTCCTGGCTGCCGTGCATGCCGTGGGCTACGCCGTTCCGACGGTGCAGCACTGGCGCGACCTGGCTGACGCCGCGAACCTGTCCGAAACGCTGCTGGGCATGGGCGTCTTCACAGAGCCCGAGGCGCAGAGCCTGTTTGCCGATGCTGTGGCGGCCGTCGTGGACCTGGGCCGCAAGCACGGCCACGGCCAGGAGATGCGTCTGAACGCCGTCCAACTGGGGCACCTGGTCGAGTTCGGCGAGGCCTACGGCCAGGTGCTTGAGGTGATCCCGGCACGCACCTTCATCCGCGCGCACCGCGCGACCGAACGCCGTCTGCGCGAGCTGCTGGTGAACAGCCACGGCAGCGACACCCATGAATTCATCGTCGTCTGAACACCAATGGCAGCAACAACAAATCAATCTCAGCGCGGCAGCCGTGGCGCACCTCGTCAAGCTGGCCCAGCAACCCGGGTGGTGGGAGTACGTCAAGGCCAGGGCCAGGGAGCTGGACAGGGACGAGTCCCGGCTGTTCGTGGACATCGAGCAGCAGGTGGTGCAGCAGCTGCAGGCGCTCGCCTGGCGCCCGCCGCCACGCGCGTGACGGTGCCTGCTGGCCACCAGGGCCCGATCACTGTGCTGGGCATGGACCCGGGCAAGCACACGGGCCTGGCCTGGATCGTTGATGGCCATCTGCAGGCTCTGGAGGAGATCGCGCCTGCGCAGATCCTGCAGACGCTGCAGTGCAGGGCTCCCACGCTGGTGATCTTCGAGGACAGCCGCCAAGCCCGTCGGACCTGGACCGGCCAGGGCAGCGCCGCGGCGCGGGCCAAGATGGCGCGCAATGTGGGCGAGATCGATGCATGGTGCGTGCTGATCGAAACCCTGTGCGCCAGCCTCGGCATTGCCTGCTTCGGCCTGGCGCCCAGTGCGAAGGCCGGCAGTGCCCACGGCGCCAAGATCGATGCCGCCACCTTCAGCCGCCTGACCGGCTGGGCCGGCCGCAGCAATCAGCACCAGCGTGACGCCGCAATGATCGCGTGGTCCTTCCGGAGGGCCCGGCCATGAAGCGGATCTACATCGCCGGCCCGATGACAGGACTTCCCCAGTTCAATTACCCAGCTTTCAACCGCGCCGCCGCCACGCTGCGCGCCCAGGGCCACCACGTCGAGAACCCTGCCGAGAACCCCGCGCCAGCGTGCGGCAGTTGGGCCGGATACATGCGCCTGGCACTACCGCAGCTGTGCACCTGCGATGCGGTCTACATGCTGCCCGGCTGGCGCGGCTCCAAGGGCGCGCGCGTGGAGCACGGCCTGGCCCTGGACCTGGGTATGGAGGTGCAGGACTTCGATGCCGGCGCAGGGGAGGGCGGTGCCCATGCTTGATTTCCGGCCCGACCTTCCGCGCCGTGGCCAGCGCGGCCCCGTGCGTGCCGTGTCCCAGCACCCGCCCCTGTGGCGCGGCGCCAGCACGCGCGAGCGCATCGACGGCCCCGATGCCCTGGGGCGCTACCGCTTCTCCGTCTGGTCGGAAAACCGCTGCTGCCGCCTTGAGCAGTACGGCCCCACGCGCGTGTGCGTGATGAACGACCACGGCTTCTTGGTGCAGGTGGATGTGGAGGGCGACATCCGATGATCCAGAACCGGAGCACCTGGCCCCGCCGCACCTTTGGCCGCCGGCTGCCATCAGCCGCCCAGGTCGAGGACCGCGAGGACCTTCTGGCTCAGCGCGCGGCCCGCGCCATGGACAGTGCCCGAGCGACTGCCGGCATGGTGTGCACCAGCGTCGTAGTGATGGGCGCGGCCAGCACGGGCTTGGTCGTGCCCAAGGCCGAGATCCTCGAATGCGAAGCCTACCGCCGCGCCGTCGCCGCGCTGCCCTGCATCTGGTGCGGCATCTGCGATTTCTCTCAGCACGCACACCTCAACCTCGGCAAGGGCTTCGCGCTCAAGACCGACGACCGCACCGGATTCCCTCTGTGCTGCACGCGCCCCGACATCGAGGGCTGCCACGTCGCATACGACCAATACCGCCTTGTTGACGGCGGCCGCGAAGCCCACCGGGACTATGGACTCGAATGGGGTCGCATCACCCGCCACACCATCCTCGAATCCGGCCAATGGCCACAACGCCTGCCACTCTGGAGTGAAACCGCATGAACCAAGCCACCACCAGCACAATCCACAAGACAGCCGGCGGCAATCCGGACACGGGCGTGGTAGAGGCCGTGCCCACGCTGACGCAGGTCTATGAAGCCATTCGTCAGCTGCACGAGGCCGGCGAGGAGCCCACGCGCGACCGCATCCACAAGATGACGGGCCTGAACCTCACCACAGTGGACGACCGCATCAAGGTGCTGCGCGGCGAGGGAATGATCGCGGCGGTGAAGCAATGCTACCGCCCGGTGCACCAGCACGGGCCCGCGCGGGATGTCGTCATCGTGCACCTCAACGATGGACGAACCCTGGTGGAGATCGGAGATCACGTATTACACCTCGTCCGCTCCGAGGCTGCCCGCCTCGGCCAAGGACTGGCGGGCGTGGCCCTGGAGCACACGGCGTTGGCACGGGTCACTGAGCTGCAAGACCAATTGTTGGAAGAAGCTGTGAAGCGACGAGTGCTAGAAAGACAGGTTAAAGCCCTAAAGAACTTAAAGAAGCATGATCATCGACAAGCTGATCTCCATATGAATGAATAATGTTATCTCGGTAGGAACTAATTTTGCCCACGACCTGAAATAGAAAATAGACACTGAAGAATGTACTTCTGAAGTGGCTAAAATTAGCCTCATTGAAGTTAGTCAACTTGCTTATTATTTATATCATGCATGACGTGCGGAGTACCCTGATTCAGGGTTAAGATGTGGGTGGGGAGTGAGGTTTGGCTGTGCCCACCCTATACTGTAGGTAGTATGACAATTGACTCGCCATATGCGAATAGTTTGGTGAAAACTCATCTATCACGCAAGCCAAGTAGTATGCAAAGCCAGTAAGCGGGTTTTGATGCGAGACCCTGGTAAGGGTATACGGACAACTTATGCCGCCTTTTATCATTTCGAGTGGTGGAGCTGGGTAGTCGCGGCCATCAGGCCAATGATAAAGTTTATAAATAGTTTCATAACTCACCCAAAGATCGATACCTTGGTCGAAATGGTCATTCTCGTGATGCATCCAGTAAAAAGATAGATCTGGGATTAGAACAATGTCAACTTGACGACCGATAGGGCGGTTTCGAAAGCAATCGAGAAATGTGCTGGCTAGTTCCTTGACCAAATCAAGATTGCCCCCTGTTCCCATCCCAGAGCAAGGATGCCGAAGTATGGCCTGCAGGTCCCTATGTTTTTTTCTCCTGAATCGTTTCTGTAGTACGCCATGCCATTAGCGAAGTCGCATTTAATTGCATTTGCCGTCTCTGCCGCTTTCTCTAAATCGCGCTTGCGGAGGGTTAGCTTACATTCGAATGCTGCCAAGACACTTGAGTGATGGTACGATTTTAGATCATTGAGACGCTTTTCTCCACCTGGTTTTAGGATAACGAGATCTAGTTGGGGGAATCTGTTAAATCATCAAAATCAATTCTTGCTCGAGTTACAACTTTGAATTCATTGGGAATGAGTTTTCTGACTAACGAGGCAAAAATCTCTTCGGTACTTTCTCCAGCGCTGTCGGGATGGGAGCGCGAGGTAATCTTTAATTTTTCACGTTCTTCTAGCAACTGTCGCTGCGATCTTTCATCATAATGGACCTGTCTGAGATATGCTTCGGGAATCTCCATGAGGTCATGCTCGTTGTGGATTTTTGTCGGTTTGTTTGGGTTTGGGCTGTACATATTAATATTCTCGATTTTTTATTTTCTATGAATGACTGATTGGGAGTGTTGGCGGGAGGGTTTAGGATATTTCGGCATATTAACTGGAATTTGATTGGCCCACCACTAGCCAACATTGTCCTTGAATAATGGAACGATTGAATACTGAATCCGCTTCAGTGGTTAAAGCTGTCTAATCATAAGCTACCGCTTAAGACTGGCTAACACCACCGATCCACGAAGCGTGCACAGATGATCGCCGCTGCCAGTTTCAGCAGCGCTTCGTGGATATCCAGTCGTCTTTCAAAGCGGATTCGCAGCTTGCCAAAGCCTGCAAACCATCCATGGGTCCGCTCCACCACCCAGCGATGCTTGCCCAGTCGCTCGCTACTCTCAACGCCTCGCCTGGCAATGCGGCTGGCGATGCCCCGTTGTCTCAAATGCGCACGGCAACACTTGTAGTCATAGCCCTTGTCGGCGTGCAACTTCGATGGTCTTTTGCGGGGCGGCCCTCCCAAGCCTGCAATCGCAGGAATCGCGTCCACGTTGTGCCGCTTGGAGCCGAGCTTGCCTCAGTCCGTGGGGTTTGGGCCCGTTTCCTGGCCGCCTGGGGCTTCGAGGAGCCATCAAGGCTGGCCTGGCTCCAATCGATTTGGTCATGTTCACGCAAGCGAGTCAGCATGGCTTGGTGCTGCTGCTCCCAGACACCAGCGGCGTTCCAGTCGCGCAGGCGCCGCCAGCAAGTCATGCCGCTGCCGTAGCCCAGGGATTGGGGAAGGTCTTCCCATGCAATGCCTGTTTGCGGTCCGAACAAGATGCCGTTGAGGGCGGCCTCATCGCTGACTGCGAGCTTACACGCACCGCCTTTGGCAGAAGGCACGACGGCTGGGATCAGGGGTTGTAGCTGTCGCCACAGTTCTTTGCTAACCGGTCGTCTTGCTATGAGGGCAGCGAGCATAACTGCTCTGCGGGGGCCTGTGACGAAGTGGTGTTAGCCACTCTAAGAGGGCAATCAAGTCAATAGCGATTGGCTTTTGCGATCAGGCTGTTGGCATGTTTCTATGTGTTACATTGTTCGTGAGTTGCCGATTTTTTTAGTAACTTTTTTGGTTTGTCATAACTGCGGGAGATCGATTTGATTAAGACAGGGAAAACTTCTGACTTTGATGCTGAATACATTTCTATTGATCTTGCAAGCTCTAAGCACAAGAATCGAGTGTTGGATTTGTTCGCATCGGTTGATGCACTGGGTCAGAACTGGGAGTACGAGATCCGAGCCCAATGGACCTCGAGCAAGTTTCACCCCACCATGGTGATGACGGAGAACGACCTAATACAACTTGCGACTGCTTTGAACAAGTGGGTTGGCGATATTCAAGCTCGTCGTGCGGCCAAGCCATAGCCTCTCGAGTTGGTGAATATCTGGTGCGTGCAACTGAGCTGGTTCGTCGCGCAAAAATTTAGATAGCTCGGTCGGCTGCTTTTGGGGAATTGCTGAGTAGTTCATGACCCGTCTAGGGTTCGACGGCCCTTCGCCATGCCGGAACACTTCCGGCCATGGTCCAACGTCCTGCCGGCAAGTCCGAGCCTCAAAAGAAACCTGTTCCGAAGAAGCCTGCAGCCGCCAACTCGGCTGCAGGCGCAGCCTTGCCTGCCAGCCGCACGGCGGCCAGCGTCCCCGCCGACTGGGAGCGCATTGAACTGGACTACCGCGCCGGCATCAAGACCCTGCGCCAGATCGCCGATGAAAACGGCATCACCCATGGCGCCATCAACAAGCGCGCCAAGCGCGATGGATGGGAACGTGACCTTGGCGTGAAGATCCAGGCCAAGGCTGATGCCCTGGTATCCAGGGAGGCGGTATCCAGCCAGGTATCCATGGATACCAAGCTTCGCGAACGTGCCGTCATTGATGCCAATGCCCAGGCCGTCGCCGACATCCGCCTGGCCCATCGCCGCGACATTTATCGGGCACGGCGGGTCACCAACTCCCTGATGGACGAATTGGAGCTGATGGTCGGTGCCGAGAACGTCGCGCTGCTGGAGGCGCTGGGCGATCTGATGCGCCAGCCCGATGACAACGGCCAGGACAAGCTCAATGACCTGTACATGAAGGTCATCAGCCTGCCCGAGCGGGGCAAGTCCATGAAGACCTTGGCCGAGTCCCTGCGCATCCTGGTGGACATGGAGCGGCAGGCATTCGGCATGGATCCCAAGACGGGGCCTGGCCAAGGGCCCTGCGGCGATGGCGCTCCTCCTCGTGTCACTGTGGAGTTCGTGAAGCCGCCGGTTCGCCAGGAGGATGGCGATGAATGAGGCGCTCCTGCAGTTGCCCGAGAAGCTTCGGGACATCTGGCTGCCTCGCCGCTACAAGGTGATGCACGGCGGCCGGGGCGGCGCCAAGTCCTGGTCTGTGGCGTCGGTGTTGCTGGCTATGGCCGCTGATCGGCCGCTGCGTGTGCTGTGCGCGCGCGAGATCCAGAAGTCCATGCGGGACTCGGTGCATCGTCTGCTGAAGGACGCCATTGGCCGCATGGGCCTTGAGACCTTCTTCGAGGTGCTCGACACCGAGATCCGCGGCGCCAATGGCTCGCTGTTCCTGTTCACGGGGCTCCAGAGCCATACCGTGGCCTCGATCAAATCCTTTGAAGGGGTGGACCTGGTGTGGGTGGAGGAAGCCCACGGCGTCAGCAAGAAGTCCTGGGATGTGCTGATCCCGACCATCCGCAAGGAGGGCTCCGAGATATGGATGACCCTCAACCCGGACATGGACACGGACGAGACCTATGTCCGGTTCATCGACAGGCCCAGCCCGGACACCTGGGTCTGCCAGGTCAACTGGCGCGACAACCCCTGGTTTCCGGCGGTGCTCGATGAGGAGCGCCGCAAGTTCAAGGTCACGAATCCCGAAGACTACCCCAACATCTGGGAGGGGAAGCCACGGCGCGTGTCGGCGGGGTCTATCTACCGCCATGAGATCGAGGCCCTATACGAGCAAAAGCGGATCTGCGCCGTGCCGTACGACCCGACGTTGCCCGTTCACACGATCTGGGACCTGGGCTGGAATGACGCCATGACCATCGGCTTTGTGCAGCGCGGGCCACAGGACCTGCGTGTCATTGACTACATTGAGGACAGCCATCGGACCCTGGACTGGTACGTGGCCCAGATCGAGAAGCGCCCGTTCCGCTGGGGCACCGACTTCCTGCCGCATGACGGCCGCACCAAGAACTTCCAGACGGGCAAGAGCACCCAGCAGCAGCTTACGGCCATGGGCAGGCGCAGCGTTGTCGTGCTGAGCGCGATGAACGTGGAAGAGGGCATTAAGGGCGCGCGAATGATTTTCCCCCGCTGCTATTTCGACGAGACCAAGACCGCACGGCTGATCGAGTGCCTGAGGCGGTATCGGCGAGACATTCACCAGAAGACGGACGAGCCCATGGGCCCCATGCATGACGAGTTCAGCCACGGCGCGGACATGTTCCGCTACATCGGCCAGGCAGTGGACCTGATGACGAATGCCGCCATCGGCGAATACCAAGAGGCGCCAGCCCCGGTCTATTACTGAGGACGACACCATGAGCACCGCCCAGAACTACGCAGAAATTGACCCCGTGGACACGCCAGACGGCGATGTGCCTCTCACCCTTGCCGAGTACCGGTCCATTCACGAAGAGATCGATGCACAGCCCCGGGCCTGGCGCCGCACTGCCGACCGCGAGATGGACTATGCCGACGGTAACCAGCTGGAGACGGAGCTGATCCGGCACATGAAGTCCCAGGGCATCCCGGTCGTGCGCGAGAACCTGATCGCGGGCAGCCTGGAAGGCATCCGTGGCTACGAGAAGTCCTCGCGCACGGACTGGCGCGTGACCCCGAATGGTCAGCCTGGCGGCCAGGACGTCGCGGACGCGATCAACTTCAAGCTGAACGAGGCCGAGCGCAATGCAAAGGCGGACGATGCTTGCAGCGACGCCTTCTATCCGCAGATCGGCGTGGGCATCGGGTGGGCCGAGGTCAGCCGATCCGATGATCCCTTTGGCTATCCATACCAATGCCTGGCCATTCACCGCAATGAGATCCATTGGGACTGGTCTTCCATCAAGCCCGACCTCAGCGATGCGGGTTGGCTGCGGCGCCAGCGCTGGATGCACCCGTCGCGCATCGCGCGCGTCTTTCCAGAGCACAAGGAGCTGGTGCGCCAGTTCGGGCGCGCGGGCGTCAACTGGTGGAACGGCTATGACACCATGGATGCGGGTGCGAGCACTGGCCTGTCGCGGGCCTGGGATGTGGCGCGTGAATGGACCACCATGGAGGACCGTTGGTACAACCCGGTCAGCAAGGAGGTGTGCATGACCGAGCTTTGGTATCGCCGCTGGTCTGACGTGGTGGTGCTCAAGAGCCCGGACGGCCGCGTGGTGGAGTACGACGAGAACAACCCGGCCCATGTCTATGCCCTGGTGAACAAGGCCGCGAAGTCCATGCGCGCCACGGTGGCCAAGATCCGCCGCAGCTACTGGCTGGGCCCGCATGTCCTGTTCGACGGACCCACGCCCTATGCCCACCGCCACTTCCCGTACGTGCCGTTCTGGGGATTCAGGGAAGACAGCACCAACGTGCCCTATGGCTACATCCGCAACCTGCTGGACATGCAGGACACGTTGAACAACGGGAACTCGCGGCTTCGCTGGGGCATGGGCGCGTTCCGGACCGAGCGCACCAAGGGCGCCGTGGACATGACCGATGACCAATTCCGGCGCACCATTGGCCGCCCGGATGCCGACATCGTGCTGAACGCTCAGCACATGCAGCAGCAAGGCGCGCGGTTCAAGGTCGAGCGGGACTTTCAGGCCACGGCTCAGCAGTTGGAGCAGTTGGAGAACGCCCGGCGCGCGATCGAGCGGGTGAACCCCGCTGCGGCTGGTGCGTTCTCCGGGCGGCGCGGCACGGCCACCAGTGGGGTGCAGGAGCAGACCCAGGTGGAGCAGGCCAACCAGTCGCTGGCGTACATGATCGGCAACTTCAAGACCAGCCGCACCATGGTGGGCGAGCTGCTGATGAGCATGATCGTTCAGGACCTGGGCCAGGATGAGCAGACCATCATCATCGAGGGCGATGCCATCACGGCAGACCGGGCTGTGACCATCAACAAGCCCGAGGAAGATCCCGCAACGGGCATCCCCTATCTGTCCAACGACCTGCAGCGCACGCGCCTTCTGGTGGGCCTGGAGGATGTGCCCAGCAGCAGCACATTCCGCGCGCAGCAGCTGAGCACCATGAGCGAGGTGGTCAAGTCCATGCCGCCCCAGTTCCAGGCCGTCACCATGCCGATGATGGCCAGCCTGATGGATGTGCCGTTCAAGCGGCAGCTGGTGGATGCGCTGAAGGCTGCCGCCGCCCAGGAATCTCCCGAGCAGGTTGAGCAGCGCATTCAGCAGGAAGTGCAGGCTGCGATGGTCAAGGCAGGACATGACCTCAAGGCGCGCGAGCTGGAAATGAAGGAGCGCCTGACCGATGCTCAGATCAAGAAGGTAATGGCCGATGCCGTCCAGGTGGGCGTGCAGGCAGCGTTCTCGGCCATGCAGGGCGGGGCACAGGTCGCCATGAACCCGGCCATCGCGCCTATTGCCGATGCCATCATGACGGGCGCGGGCTACCAGAAACCCAATCCGGGCGGAGACGATCCAAATTTTCCAGTGCCTGGCGCGGCGCCTGCGGGTCCTGCCCCGCAGTCCGGTGGGCCGGGCGCGGCCGGCGACATCGCCCAGGTGCGCGAGAACACCAGCCCCGCATTTCCTCCCATCCCGCAGGAGCCGGCGCGCGGTATGGGTGGTATCGAGACATCAAGCACCGCTGACAATCTCGGGTGAAGTCCTTAGGGGCAGTCTGATGTTGAAATGCCTCTTCTGCTCACATCCGTTTGCCCATGAAGACGCATAGGTAGATCTTGATCAGACCGAGTTAGAGGGCAGTTTGTCCGCGCGAAGATTACGGCTGATCAGGCACTGTTTCACACGGTGATGGCACTCGTTTTCGGGTACATCCGTTGTCACGCGGAGGATCCCGCCAATGCATGTGATCTCCGCTTCGCCTTCTTCAAAATGGTGCTCCAAATCGAATGGTAATTGCTCGATTACTTGTGCAGCTTCATCTTCAGAAAGTTCATCTTGCATGAACTGCTCGTGGGAGGTGATCTTGTCGCTGTAGTAGGGGCGATAGCTATAAGTGGGCATTTGAAGACTTCCAAACATGTGCAAACACCACAGCGTAGTCGATTGCGGGACATAACCGAGCGCCGCGGATCCCTGCTGGCAGTTCTATTCCCACTCTGTCTAGGGTTGGCGTTTTGTTCCCTGCTTTTTGACACTGCTTCCAAGCCGTGGCGCATGTCGTTGCGGCGATGACTGCAGTGCTCCGGCGCTGCAGATTCAAGAGCAGATGGCGCGGCGCCCAGGTGCCGCACCGGATTGCTGGCCCTTTGCGGCCACGGCGATATGTGGCGGGACACGCATGACGACATCACACGAGAGTTTCTACAGCAGTATCGATGGCGCACTGACGCCGGAGCAGGCCGCCCAGGCATTGGCCCTGGCGGAATCGGGCGATACCGGCGACAAGCCGGAACCTGGTGGCGAGCCCGCGACCACCGCTGCACCGGATGACAAAGGCGCTGTCGACGCTGGCACCACAAGCGAACAGCAGACTGCACCTGCTGCGGGCGGCACCGAGGGGGCAAAAGCCGTTCCTGAAGCCGAACAGACCGCGGACAACACCGTGGTCCTGGCGCGGGACGGCAAACACACCATTCCCTTTGACGAGGTGCTGAAGATCCGCAAGCAGCGTGATGAGGCTCAGGCTACCGCAGACAACGCCCAGCAGCAGCTGGCCGCTCTGCAGGCCGAAGCCCAGGCGCGGGTAGACGCCGGACACGCGCCAACCAAGACCGACACCATGGCCGCCCAAGCGCAAGCGGCCATCGAGGCGGGCGCGGACGCGGACCTTTTCGGCGACTTCTCCGAAGCCGGCCTGCGCGATGGGCTGCTCAAGCTCCACCAGCAGTCTCGTGAACAGCTCCGCAATGAGCTGCGCGCGGAGCTGCAGCAGGAACTGAAGAAGGAATTGCAGCCGCTGCGTGAGCAGCAGTCCAAGTCCTCCTCCGATGCCCATTTGGACGCCATCTACACGGCGCACCCCAACGCGGACTCCATCGTCGAGAGCGCTGAGTTCAAGGCTTGGGTGGACTCGCAACCCAGCGTGGTCCGCAATGCCTATTGGGGCCTGTTCGACGCGAAGACCGGCGGTACCTCCGCCGAAATCGTGGAGGTGTTCGACGCCTACAAGGCGGCGACCGAGAAACCCTCGTCTCAACCCGCTGCGGACTCCAAAGCCGCAGCAAAGGCCGCCACCCAAGCCGTGCGGGCCGATCCTCCCTCAAGTCTCTCCAGCATTCCTGGTGGGCGCGTGGATGGTCTGTCGCCGGATGAGCGGATGGCTGAACTGAGTGGCGTGGATCTGCATTACGCGATGGAGGGCAAGACGCCCGAGCAGATCACCGCCTGGCTGAACAAACAGATGTAAAGGAGGTCCACCGTGTCCGACACCAAGACCAGCACTCCCTATGGTCACCCTGGGACCATGATTCAGCAGGCCGTGGGCGTGTTCCACACCTGCATGCAGCGCCGCACCACGCTCAACCGCCTGACCGGCAAGATGCCCACCGAGGCGGATGCCGTGGCCGGCACCAAGCGCCAGACCAAGCCCACGATGCCGATCGTGCGTGCCGAGGACCTGGGCAAGGGCAAGGGCGATGAGGTCGAGTTCCAACTCGACCAGCCCATTGGCAGCTACCCCATCATGGGCAGCGAGTTTGCCGAGGGCAAGGGCGTGGGCATGAGCTACGAGAACGCGCGGTTCCGTGTGAACCAGGCGCGCTTTCCCATCGACATGGGCGATCAGATGTCGCGCATCCGCACGCCCTACGACCTGCGCAAGTTCGGCCGCCCCAAGGCACAGCGCCTGATGGACGACTACATCGAGCATTCGACGCTGGTTCACCTGGCCGGCGCGCGCGGCTTCAACGATCACCTGATCGAATGGCGCGTGCCGCTGGCGTCGCACCCCAAGTTCTCCGAGATCATGGTGAACCGGGTGAAGGCGCCGACGCGCAATCGCCACCTGGTGGCTGGCGCGGGCGCGGTGGGCGAAGTCAAGGCCAACGCGGGCGAGCTGGTGATCGCCAGCGCCGACACGCTGAGCATGGACGTGGTGGATGCCGTGCGTTCGTGGATGGACCAGATCCCGCTGCCGCCCCCGCCTGTCGAGTTCGATGAGGACCTGGCCGCCACCGACAGCCCCATCCGCGTGCTCCTGGCATCGCCGGCTCAGTACAGCGGCTTTGCCACGGACCCGAACTTCCGCGCGTTCCAGGGCAACGCCATGGCACGCGCACGGCTGGCCAAGGATCATCCGCTGTTCCTGGGCGAAGCAGGTCTGTGGAACGGCATCCTGATCATCAAGATGCCCAAGGCAATCCGCTTCTACGCTGGCGACGAGCTGCGCTACTGCGCAAGCTACACCAGCGAGCAGGAGTCGTCGGTGCTGGTGCCCGCATCGTTCACCGACAAGTACGCCGTGGACCGCGCCATCCTGCTGGGTGGCCAGGCACTGGGTCAGGCCTTTGGCCGCTCCGACCACAGCGGCGTGCCCTTCTTCTGGAAGGAAGCGCCGGGCGACTTTGACGACAAGATGGAAATCGCCATCGGCGCCATCCTGGGCATGTCCAAGATCCGCTTCGCGGTCAGCCATGGCGACACCAAGCAGTTCACCGACCACGGTGTGACGGTGCTTGATACCGCCGTGCCCATCATCAAGCCACGCGGCTGATGCCCCGGGGCGGGCCACGGCCGGCCCCTCGTCACTTCCCCCAACTTCAAGGAGGCCACCATGGCAACCATCAAGAAGGCCGGCCTGGGCATGCTGCAGTTCGGCGGCTTCACTCCCTACGGCAACCTCACCACCTTGCGCGCCACGCTGCAGACCAATGCTGCAGGCGCGGCCATCGGCGCGGATTCCAACACTGCCATCGCTGCTGGCGATGTGGTCGTGCTGGAGAAGCTGCCCGCCGGCATGCTGCTCGAAGATGCCCAGGTCATCGTGTCTACGGCCATGACTGCGGCCGTCACGGGCTCGCTGGGCTTCACGTATATCGACGGCGTGGATCACGCCACCGTGCCCCAGGACCCCGAGTACTTCGGCGCTGGCCTGGTGCTGAACGCTGCCGCGCGCCTGCGCACCACCAGTTCCAAGGCGCCCGTGAAGCTCCCCAAGGAAGCCTATCTGGTGCTCACGACCGCCGGCGCGGCCAACGCTAAGGTCTCGCGCCTGGATGTGATCGTCCACGGCGAGCGTCTGGGCAACCAGTAAGCATCCGTGATCTGAAAGGGCAGGGCTGCGGCCCTGCTGCTTTCCATCGAGCACCCAAGGACATCACCATGACCGTTGCACAGACCCAGGCCGTCACCTACACGGGAACGGATACGCCATTCATCGACCGCATTTACCGTTCGCGCCTGACTTTCGACCCTGGCCAGACGCGTGTGGTCCCCATTGCGCTGGCGGCCCGGTTCCTGCGCCATTCGGATATTTTTCAGGAGGCGGCGCCTGAAGGGGAGGGCGTTGGACTGGCTGCAGCGCCGGTGCCGACTCAGCAGCCCGACGACACCGCTGCGCTGTTGGAGGCCGCGAAGAAGTCCGAGGACGAGCGGCGCGTGCAGGAAGAGGCCCGCTTCAACGTGCTGCAGCAGATTGAGAATATGGACAAGCAGGCGCTGCGCGACTGGACCAAGCAGACCTACAAGCTGGATCTCCCGGGCAACCTCGGGTTGGACAAGATGCGCGAGCGGGTTCGCGGCATGGTCGACCAGTACGGCAGCGCGCCATGACTCTTCAGGACCTGATCGCCCTGTTTCGATCCGACGCCAAGGATGTGGAGGAGCCGTATCTTTGGGGCGAGACCCAGGTCGTGGGCTGGTTCAATGAAGCCCAGTCGGAGGCGGCAGTGCGCGGCCGACTGCTGCTTGATGATTCCACGCCGGGTGTCTGCGAGATCGCCGTCGCGGCCGACATTGCCAGCTACCAGTTGCACCCCAAGGTCTACGAAATCGCCCATCTGCGGTTTGTCGGCGCATCGACCAGTGAAGGTCGAGAGCTGGCAGTGGTATCGCGCGAGTATTTGGATCGCAAGGATCCGTACTGGCGCGACCGCTGCAGCGATGAGCCTCGCTTCGCCATCCAGACCGAGACGCGGCTTCGCCTGGTGCCCACGCCGCGCGAGGCCGGGATTCTTCGGCTTGAGGCCTATCGGCTGCCCCTCAAACAGCTGACCCATTGCCACGACAAACCCGAGATTCATGGGGCCCACCACGCCTATCTTGTGCATTGGGCCCTGTACCGCGCGTTCGGGCAGCCTGATGCGGATGGCTTCGATCCGAGCAAGTCGCAGCAGTCGTACTCGGTCTTTGAAAGCTACTTCGGCATGCGGCCGGACTCGGACCTGCGCCGGGCCACGCGGCACGACCAGCCACACACCAACGTCATCCATCTGCCCTAGCAGGTGCTGAAAGGTTCGCAATGCGCGGATTCACTCCCAAGAAAGCCTCCGCAATGGAGCAACCGTCCGAATACACAGGGCCCCGTGGCTTTGCGCCCGGTCAGCGGGCTGCATTGGCCCAGGCCCAGAACCAGGCGCCCGACTCCATCCCCGGCATGTTCAAGCCGGGTGAGTTCGTCTTGCCGCCCGATACCGTGCACGCCATGGGCGGCGCTGGCGCGCTGCAGGCCGCCGTCGATGCCACCCACACACCAGCGCCCGAGCAAGCATTCGTGCCGCGCGGCTTCAAGCCCAAGGTGTTCTTCGCCAATGGTGGTGCGCCAGAGGACCAGATCCCTCTGGGCGGCTACCCCAAGGCGCCGACTCCAGACGGCTCGCAGTCCAATCCCATGAACACCGAGCTGGGCCGCAATGTGTCGAATCTGGCAAATGCTGCACCGGCTGGACTGGGCGGCGCTCTGTCCGTTGTGGGACGCACGGGCGGGGCGATCAGTGGCGCCATCAACTCCGGGACCAACGCCGCGCGTGGACTTGCGGTCGGCGCCGGGATCGGGGGAGGTGCCGCCGCAGCTTCAGCCCCTGCTGCCGCCTCTACGATGGCGAGCCCCGCGCCCTCCACAGCTCCAGCAAGCTCAGTTGCAACGCCGCAGGCCACGCCACCCACTGGCAGCACCATGGGCCCGCCCAGCTCGGCCGCGCCGCAGGAAATCCAGCCCGGGATCTTCCGGCAGGGCAACAGCTTCGCCGACAGCGCACAGGGCGCGGCGCTGGGCAACGAGCCGCGCGGGTTGCCATCGCGGCGCAACGACGCGGCCGGCGAGAACCTGGCCAGCCAGTACGCGGCACGCGGCTTCACGCCAGGCCAGCGTACCGAGGTCGAGCAGCCGCGCCTGGGCTTCCCGGGCTTTCGCACGCCAACCATCGCCCACTCGGGCAACGACTGGCAAGCCCGCAACGATCTGCGCAATGCCGAAGTTTCGGCCAGCTCCATCACCAACACGCGGCGCTTCGGCGGCCGTGGCGCCGAGAACAGCCCAGACATGCAACGGTACCGCGCCATGCTGGGGACCGATGCAGCACTGCGCCAGGCCCAGCCAGGTATGGAGGCAGAGACCATGCGCCAGAACGCTGGCCTCATGCGCGAAGACATGCAGCAAGCCGGTGGCCTTCAACGCGAGGCCATGCAGCAGGCCGGGGAAACCGGGCGCACGGGCATGCGCGTGGGCGTCGAGCAGCAGCGCCTGCAGGGCGAGGCCGAAGCGCGTGGCTTCAAGACCCGGGCCCAGCGTCAGGAAGAGCAGCTGCGCAATACGCTGCTCGATCCCAATGCCACTCCCCAGCAGAAGCAACAGGCTCAGCAGTCCATGCGCGCTATTCGGGGCGATGCAGATCCGTCGCCGTGGAAGGTCACGGTCACGCCGGCCATCAAGAATGCAGACGGGTCAACAACCCAGGGCAGCATCATCCGGCACAACGCCGTCACGGGCGAGGTGCAGCAGGTGGATGCGGCCGGAGCGAAGAGTCCAGCGGGGGCGAATTACACGCCTACCAGCGACTCGGTAGCCCTGCTTAAAAGCAATCCATCCATGGCCAAGCAGTTTGATGAGTATTACGGTGCGGGGGCTGCTCAGAAAGTACTGGCAGCGCGTTAGATTCAGCGGTGGAACTTTGCGAAGGGATTTTCTTCGTCATTGTTCTGCTGGATGGGTCGTGGCGCCGCGGCATCCTTCCCGTAGTCGGGGTTGGAAAACGGATTGGGCGAAGAGGCTGGATGTCCCTGGTACTTCTGCCCTGGGCCATTCCCCTGAGGGGCCGCCGCAGCTTGCCCTGTTGGCGCGGCTACGCGCATTCCCGCCGAAGACAGCATCACCACCGATCCGATGGACAGCGGCACCAGAACAATGCCCAGGATGATCCCGGGAACGCTGGTGCTGGTCTTCCCATCCTTGTCGTTTGGCCACTTCGAGAAGGCCAGCACCCACAGCACCACGAAGCCCAGCACAGGCACAAGCATGAGCAGTGCCCAGGCACCGCTGTGCCCCGATCGCTGCAGGATGCGCCAAGCAGGGACGACCATCAGAGCCGCAACGGGCGCGATGACAAGCAGTGCGATGAGCCAGTGAATGGCGCTGAAAGATCCCATGGTTCCCTCCTGTTGGCGGGACTGTAGCAGCGTCGCTGGATGTGCCAGCCGTGCACAGCATGACTTGAAGCTGGCAGTCCCATCGACCTATTGTGTGTTTTGTGGGTTTGCTGTATGTTTATACAGTATGCGAGGCAGAGGAAAGGCGTGCTCCGGGGTTCGCTGATTGGTTGTTTGCTGAGGGAGCCGATTGGCGTCGAGTCGCCAATCGCACTGGGGACAACGAAGGGGGCAGCTTGGGCGAGATGGGTTACATTCAGACACGTAACCACTCTTCAGGAAAAACAAATGCCTTTTGAAATTATTAATGCTGTAATTCACGGATTTGATAAAGAGAAATATGCAGAAGCAGTGTCTGGTATTGTGAAAAAAAATGAGGTTCTAGATGTCTCTCAGGCGCCCGTAGTTTCATTGGTAGAGGGTGTGGCTAAGCTCCTTGGGAAAAAAGAGAATAGTTTGGCTTGGGGTCGATTTGGCGATGATGCATTTCGAGGACCATTCCCAGATAGCTTTCAGAAATGCGTGTCGTCTCAGCCAGACCTCGCCGATAAAAGTGTTTTTTTAGCGCTGTCGCATGTTGCGGTTGACGCGATTGTCAGTAAGGCCATAAAAAGTAGACTGGCAACAGGGTCCAAAATACTTTTTGGCTTGTACAGGGGGATGACAATGAGCAGAATTTGATAATTGCTATGATTAAGCAGAAGGGCGGAATCAGATTGACAGAGGATTATGTGCCTGTCGATATTGAGCAAGTGGATATGACAAAATTAAGCCACGCGTCCGAGTTTAAGGTTTCGGATTACTTGAAATCAATGCAGGATGAAAGTGAGCAACTTAGACAAGGCGTCGATGTTGATGATTTGGAATTGTCATCATACCTTTCCTTTATAGCTAGCCGAGACTCAGATGATGCGGCGTCATATTTCATTGAGGCGTTGGGATGTGTGTTGCACAGGTCATCGAAGAGATCCACTGCGCTTGTTATACAGGCTGCGTATGATTATTGTGTAAAAAACCCAGCGCTCAAAGTACATGCCTCCAGAGTGAAAGAGGCCGTATGCACATATTTGAAGAAACAAATGGGTGCGGGTTTGGCGGCCTCGTTGGAGGATGTGAAGCAAAATGTGGAAAGAATTTTTCCAGTTGACTTGTCAAAGCACTTTGATGATTTTGTGGATATATTAAATGGTCCTGAATACAAAATACCAGTCAGCTTTTCAGTAAATGAAATGTCTCTGAGGAAATACTCTAGAATTGTACTGAAGGATGACGATGTTGAGATAAAGTTTGAAAAATCTGACTTTGGAACTTCTGTAAATTCAAAGGTTCAGTTCAATAGGGAAGAGGGTTACTTGAGAATCAGATTGTCTGATAAGCAAATTGATGAGTTAGACAAACATGTTTAAAAATGTCGTTGATCTATATAGAGCTGTCGGAAGGCCTCCATTTAAGAATGGAGCCCGTCTTCCTATTGACGTTGAAGAGACGGATGTTGTTTCTGACGCGTTGGCAGCTTATCAGCTGGTCGAAGAGGACTTTAGCCCCGTAGATCCGCTGCGCAACGGTGGAAAAATCGAGTTTGAGTTAAAAATTCCGAATTCGGAGCGCGGTGCTTTCTTCGAGACATTTGAAGATTTCATCCAAAATACTCCTACACTTTCCCGCGGTATTCTCAGAGATAATTACTATATCCGAGATCTTGATTATTGGGACGGTGATGAGAATAAGCCAGAGCAAATTGAGAAATTGAGTAGTGTAGTTAACTTCATTTTTAGTCTGCGAGGTTTTGTTTCGATATCAATTGACCGGGTGCAGGCATTTGAAGCTGATAAATTAATTTTCCTCAAACCCTCTGATGGTAAATCTCCGCAGAAGGCGGCTATCCTGAAAGTCAATCTAACCGTCAATGCAATTTCCGTCGAAATTCCAAGTTTTAAAATATTGGATGCGCTTAAAAATCAATTCGAAGGTAAGACTAAGCATCAAATAGAAGAGCGCATTCTTTTGATGAATACTGCAATTGCTGAAACTGTAGGTGAATGTGATGATGATAATGTGGATTTTGAGTATTTGGTGAAAAATTGGGGAGAGTAACAAAAAAGTATCTACATGATCTACACGCCTATGTAAGCTCTTTCTCCTTTGATTCTGCTAGAAAAAAGATTTCCGATGGATTGATTGAAAGTACGACGAAATTAAATAATGCGATTGGTGAGATAGGTACAAAGCTGCTAGCAATACCTGCATCTCTTGGTGTTCTGATTGTGATTAAAGATGCTGAAAACGTATTGAGTTTTATAATCGGTTTGGTTGGGGTCGTGTTTGCTAGTTTAATAATACTTAGAACCATCAGGCATTACAAAAACCAAGTTGATAATTTGCTTAATAGTTTTGAGTTCAATCTTTTAGAGTCGTCTAAGCCGAAAAAAACATTCAGCAAAGTTATACGAGATGAGATTGAGAGAATCACTCAATTCAAATGCAGGCAAGAAATAGAAATAAATAGAACTTTCAAATTCTATAAATTTATTGCTAGGTTGCCTATATTCTTTTCTGTTCTAATTTGTTTTTTGCATATCTATCCTTGGATTAATCTTTTTTTTGGTTTGATTTTTCACTGTGGAAGTGAAAATTTTTTGGCGGAAATTGGAAAAAATATTATTTTCATATATCAGCTAATGCTGGCTTAATGAGTTAAAGTTTTTTTGATTATTTTTAACTGGGTGATGACGGAAGTACCTGGCATTGGCGCCGCACCGAGCCCCCCGCCAAATGACGTTTAGAGGGGCTGTCTGAGCGCATAGCGCGCTTGGAGGCGGAGGACGCCGCCCGGCGCAAGTGGCCCTTGCCGACACCGGCCCGCACCAGCGGGCTTTTTTACGACCCCGCCCAGGGTTCGCGCGGTCCCGCCCTGGTGCTGACACTGGGGCATGGCACATCTCCCCATCCTCATCCTCTCTGGTGCGCTGTTCCTGGCGCTCGTCTTGGCCTGCGTTGCAATGTGCGCGGCGCATCGTGCGAGGGCTGCGGCGCGGCGAGCTGAAGCTGGCGCGCGGCCTGCTGACGCCGACTTGGCCTATGTGCGCGACGTGCTGCTGCTCGCTCGGCGGGAGTTCGACTTCCATGGTGGCTGCGTGGCCACCGACCGGCCTGACTTGCCGCTGGCACCAGAGACTAGCTGGACCGTCGATTTTTCAAGGGTGAGAGCGGCTATCGATGCAGCCAGTGATTTGCTGGATCGTGCGGCTCGCCAAACTGGTCACGAATGTGGTCGTTGTAGTAGCCGCCTGGCGAACGAGCTGCTTTCAACCCGGTCCAAATATGCTCCGGCACCCTCGGATAGTCATACGCGCGATCCGGGCTGCTCGTAAACCACAGGCGAAGGAGATGGGTTTCGGGGCTGTAGGAGCCCTTCACCAGGGTGCGCGACCCAGCGAATGAATGAGTCTCCATCGATTTGCCCCTTTCGGGTTGGCTGTGTAGGAGCACGCATCGTAGTCCTAGAGGGCCATCGTTCTTCCAATTGCCCACAGTGTGCGACCCGCGCGGCGTTGTCGTTTGTGACTTGGCCAAGCCGCGGCGTGACGCACGTCAAAGCAAGTAGGGAAAGCGACCCTCGTGCAACGCGCCGGCCCAGCGATAGCATGGCCCGACCACAACAAGGAGGCCTCTCCATGAAAATCGCATTCCTCGCAATCGCCCTGGCAGCAGCTACGTCGGCGCAGGCCGGCGACCTGTTGCCAAGCCAAGGTTCAGGCGCTACGTTCGCCTCGGGCAAGTCCACTGAATCGTCCCTGTCCTTCGAGGCTGCTGGACGCAAGGGCAGCAAGCGTGTCGGCGGATCGGGCAAGAGCGGGAAGGGTGGGCACTACGTGGGCGGGCGCAAGTAGGCTTGGCCAAGTTCTGTACAGGCCCGCTTCGGCGGGCTTCGTCGTCTCTGAACCCAGCCCTGCGCCAGAAGCTCATCATGTGCGTTCGCCTACAGCCCAGTTCTGATTTGGGCATTGCATTTCGGCAGCTGCGGCTGGTGGCGAAGCTTCTGTCGCCGGTGCGGCAATGGTGGGTGCTCGCAGTTGCCATAGCGGGGTGTGGTGCCGCTTCGCCATGAGCCAAATCGCCGCAGCTATCGCAAGCGCCGCCAAAATAAGCAGGGCCAGTGCACCCGCAGGCGACCACGGGGGTTGTTGGTCGCTGTCCTGGCCCGGCTTGCACTCATCCATGGGGACTCTCTGCCGAATTGGCAACGGCAGGAGTTGTTGATACTCGCATGTCAGTACGCTTTCGATTGTTTGAATGTGAGCGCATGCTACTTTTCTTTTGACTCTTGTACCAATATGTATCTTCTCCCAGGCTGTGAGGCTGTACAGGCGGCAATCTCTGTGCCTGCTCAGACTAGGCCAAGCCCTAACCCGGCACGTCAGAATTCGCCGCTCGACTGGGGTACAACAGGGTTACCGTTTTCTTCGAACTCAGTCATTCCCTGGAGTGCCTCCATGCCAGACTCCATCCAAGCCCCGTGCCCGTTATGCAACCTCCAGTGCACTGCCTACCTCGAAGACTATGGAAAGTGGATGCACTTTTCCTGCCGCTGTTGTCGCGAGTTGAAGGTGAACAAGATGGTGATCAGCAAGCTCCGCGCTGAATCCAATGACGTGCGCGAGCAGCTGTCGCAGCAGGCTCGCGCGCTGGGAGAGGGCGAATATCTCCACATCGCTGCAACGGATCAGGGCTCGTTGCTGCCCCGAGGGCAATCTGCCTGGACAGCTGAGGTGCGGACGCGGCCCGTGTGAGGCTATCGTCCTAGCGCGGGCGTTCCGTGCCACTATCACGCCATGATTCCTGCACCCCTCCTTCAGTTCACCGACGTTCGCACTCGCGTCTTCAACGGGAAGACGCTCATCGGCCTCAAGCACACGGCCAAGACTGCCTCAGGGCTCGATATTGCAACCACCTGGGTCGATATGCCTCCTGAAGATGTGGAGCGGCTGATCAATACGCTGCAGGACACGCTGGCCGAGTTGGGCCGCGAGTAGCCGGGCGCGCCGGCCTCATCCACAAGCCCCGCACGCCGGGGCTTTTTCACGCCCCCGGCTAGGGTTCGACCGCCATCGCACCTCTCCTTGAGAGTGGGGGGATGGCACAGAACCCATTCGCAAAGTTTCATCCCGAGGCAGACGCTGACGGGAGCCCAAACCCGTTTGCCCGCTTCCATGAGAAATCGCCACCGCGAAGCGGCTTCGAAGCAGTAAACGACACCGTCATCGAAGTCGCCAACGCGGCGGCCGGCGGCGTCTCTTCCGCTGCCAACTTCATCAAACCTGGAAACGCGGTCTCCGGCTGGATCGACAAGAACATCATCCAGGCCGGCGAAGCCAAGCAGAGCCCCGTCGTTCAGGCCGAAAAGCAACGCTTTAAGCAAAAGGTGGATAGCGCCGAGGGCGTGACGGATGAGCTTGGTGCGGTGGGCGGGTACATCGTCCGCAATCCTGTGCTCGCAGCAGCCCAGGCAGCTGGCTCGTTCGTTGGGCCGGGCGCGGCGGTGAAGGGTGCTGGTGCTCTTGGGCGCGCGGCCGGCCTTGGAGCGAAGGGTGTCGAGCGCGCGGCTCAGGCTGGCGGTGTTGCGGCTGGCGCGGCGATGGCGGGCGGGGATGCTGCGGGCACAGCCTATGACCTCGCCAAGAATGCTGGCGCCACGGAGGATGAGGCTGTCTCTGCGGGGCGCGGCGCCAGTGTCATCCCGGCCATTGTGGGCGGGGTCAGCGGCGCGTTTGGCGCGGAGCGTCTCCTGGCCGGTGGCAAGGGGTTCGCGGGCGGCACTGTTGCACGCGCGGCGAAGACGGGGGCGAGCGAGGCGGCTCAGGAGGCTGTTGAGGAAGGCGTCACGCAGTACGAGGGTCAGCGGGCGGCCATGCCATTCGATCCGACCATTGATCCATCCAAGGGCGTGGCTGCTGCTGCTGGCATGGGCGCAGCCTTGGGGGGCATTACTGGCGCCGGCACGTCGCTGCTGACTGGTCGGCACGGTGGCGCAGCGGAGGCCGAGGTAGGCCAGGCTGCCGCTGCTGCAGACCAGCTGCCAACGGACGCCGAGCCAACAGGACTGCCAGACGTTGCAACCTACGGAGCGGCCATCGACCAGATGGTGCGGCCCGAAAACCAGCAGCAGTACCGAGATGCACTGGCACGCGCTCAGGATGAATCCCTGTCCCCCGAAGAGCGAAAAGCCGCGGCGGATTCGCTGCACCAGGCGTTCAGCCCGGATCTGTTCCAGCAGGACAGCGAGAACCCACCCGCTGGCGAAACGCCTTCGGGCCTGTCGAAGGTGCGCGATGAATTCATGCGGCAGCTGGCTGTCCAGCAAGAGCCGGTCATCGATGAAGGACGGCTGCGTGAGCAGGGCATCACGCCTGCGCCGCAACTCGATGCCGCGCGCATAGACGCTGCCGTCGGTGAACTGCGCCCGTCCGAGGCCATGGGCCTGGACCCTGCTGCCGGCTCCCTGTCCGCAGCTGCTGCCATTGCCGTGGACTCCGGCGCGGCGGCTCAGGCCCAGCAGGCCAGTGCCATGGCCCAGGCCGCAGAGCAGGCGGCACGTGGACCAGCCAAGAAGAAGGCATCCGAGCGCCGGGTAACTGCAGACCCTGCCACCGGCGAGATCGCGGGCGGGGCCATGGCCACCTGGACGGATGAAGACCTGTCCAACGCATTCCGCTCTGCCCAAGCCAAGAACGTGCGCCTGCAGCTGGCGCGCGAGCTGTCGCGCCGCCGCGCTGAGCGTGACCAGCAGACCCCGGCCGCCGTGCCGGCCGCATCAGCCAATCCATCCACCCAGCAAGGAAGCATCGATGGCACACAAGCCGATCAAGCCCAGCCGCCGCGCGCGGAATCTTCGCAGGCAGCAGGAGCGCAGAGAGCGCCGGTTGCAGGTCCTGCAGCTGCGCAGGGGCTGACCAATGGCACCACCTCGTCTCAGCACGATGGCGCGCAAGCAGGTACGGCGCCAGGCTCGCAAGCTCAAGCGCCAGTCCAAACCCCTGCCCAGCGCATCGACGCCGGGCGCGCGGCCTGGGCCAGCATGTCCCCCGCAGAGCGCAAGGCCTTGGCCGGACGGCTTGAGGGCCTGAAGCCGGTCATCCGGAAGGCTCTCCCCGGTGCGACCTGGGAGCGGCTGAATGCGGACCTGCAACTCAAGATCGCGGACGCCATTGCGCCGCAAGGAGCAACCGATGATTCACCCGCACCTGCAGTACGGCTGGCAGATGAACGCCCAGCAGGCCCTGCGCCTGCTGCGGAGGCCGGGGGCGGTGAGCCGACGGGACGCGCGCCAGATGCGCAGTCTGCTGGGCCGCGAGGGGGAGGTGCCGGACAGCCTGCTGCCGGCATGCAACCTGCTGTACCTGGCCGAAGTGGCGCCAGCGAACCGGCTGCCGGTGTAGCGCCTGCTGCTGCACCAGCGCCCACGGCGGGTCAGCAGCAGGCCGTGGCCATCGCTCAACAGGGCAACGAGGCGCGGCGCGCTCAACTGCTGGCCGCCAGCGAGCGCTGGACCAGCATGCCGTCGGCCGAGCGCCAGGCTGTGGCAAAGGCCGCGAAGGGGCTGAACGCACCAGCACGGGCGGGCGCTCATACCCGGGCATGGGCTGACCTGGCGCCCAAGGTGCGCGAGAAGCTGGCCGCCGCCATGCCCGATGCTGCTGCAGCACCTGCAGCACCTGCAGCACCTGCAGCACCTGCAGCACCTGCAGCACCTGCAGCACCTGCAGCACCTGCAGCACCTGCAGCACCTGCAGCACCTGCAGCACCTGCAGCACCTGCAGCCGTGGACGCCGCGGCGCCTGCCTCGAAGAAGCCTCGCGGCGTCCTGGCCAAGAAGGTGGCCGCAGAGGAAGCGGCGCGCGCCGACTACTTCACCCCGGGCAACATCGTGAAGGGGTACGGGGATAGCCATGTCCGCGTGGTCTCGTACACGCCCGCCAATGCCGACGGCGTATGGAGCGTGACGGTACGCCAGGTGGAGAAGCAGGGCTCGGGCTGGCAGGATGTGCAGGGCGTGCGCGAGCGTACCCATGCCACGCCGCCCAGCGCGCGCGAATTGAAGGCCGGGCCAGTGGAGCGCACCGAGGAGTTGCCATTCCGGCGCGGCGAGGCGGAGGCCCAGGGCCTCACCGATGACCAGATGGCCAACCTGCTGCGCATCATGCGGCCCGAGCCGGCGGCATTTTCCGATGCGGCGCGGGCCCAGGCCGTGGGCCAGGTGCGCGCGACGGTAGATGCCATCCGCAAGGGCTGGAGCAACGGCCCCGAGGTGGTGGTGGCCTTCGACATGAACGACCCGGCCGTGCCCGATGCGGCGCGGCGCGCGGATTTGCGCCAGCGCAGTGGCGGCGCCAGTGGTGCGCCCGAGGGCTTCTACTGGCGCGGCAAGGCCTACCTGTTGGCCAGCAAGCTGAACACGCCCGCCGACGCAGCCCGTGTGCTGCACCATGAGGTGCTGGGCCACCACGGCCTGCGCGGCATGTTCGGCCCGGAGCTGAACAAGATCCTCAACCAGGTGGCCACCATGCGCCAAGCGGAGGTGGCGGCCAAGATCAAGGAGTACGGGCTGCGCGGCGTCACGGACCTGAGCCGGCGCCACGCGGCCGAGGAAGTGCTGGCCGAGATGGCCGAGAAGACGCCGCAGCTGCATTTCGTGCGCCGTGCCGTGGCCGCCATCCGCAACTGGCTGCGGGCCAACGTGCCCGGGTTCAGGGGTCTGAAGCTGAGCGATGCCGACATCATCCAGGGCTACATCCTTCCTGCGCGCGATTTCGTGGAGCGCGGGCAGCGCGCAGCAACCGATCGCATCGAGCCGGTGTTCAGTCGCGCCGACTCGGCGTCCGTCACGCCTGACGCCATCATTGGCAGCACGCTGGGCAGCGCATCGAAGCATCCCGACTACGCTGCGGCCAAGGGCGGGGATGTTGCGGCGGCCACGCGGCTGGCCGTGGACCTCGTGACGCCTGAGATGGTGGCGAAGGTGGCAACTGCGCTGGGTGGTGCGCGGCCGCGTGTGCTGCCGGTGGCCGCCGAGGAATCCTCGGGCCGCAACAAGATCCCGCGCGCCGTGGCCGAGGTCTTGGCTGCACGCCTGGGCCTCGAAACTGCGACGGGCATAGTGCAGGCGAATCGCGCGCGGCGCACCGGCCTGGATGGACTGGACCGCATCTTTGCACCTGTCGATTTCGCGGGCGCCGTAGAGCCGGGCGACTACCTCCTGGTGGATGACACCCTCACGCAGGGCGGCACGTTCGCGGCCCTGGCCAGCCACATTCGTGAAGGTGGAGGCAATGTGGTGGGCGTGGTTGCGTTGACCGGCAAGCAGTACAGTGCAAAAATCCAGCCCTCTCCCGAAACTCTGACCTCTCTCCGGCAAAAACATGGCGACCTCGAAGACCAATTCCGTGCAGCCACAGGCTACGGCTTCGACGCCCTCACAGAGTCTGAAGCCCGGTACCTTGCACGCTTCGAGCCGGCTCAGCGACTCCGAGATCGAATCGCTGAAGAAGGACGACGCGCAGGCGAGCGCGCAGATCAAGGCAATCCTCGCAAAGGCGATGCAGGCGACGAACTGAGCTTCAGCCGCTCGCGGCTTTCGGAGATCAAGGACAGCGCACTGGATCATCTCCAGAAGACGATGTCCCACCCGGGCAAGGTCTCTGTCTGGGACAAGACCATCGGCACCATGCGCCACCTGGCCGAACGCGCCCCAGCCTTCAAGCCGGTCTACGAAACGGCCCAGCGCAACATCGATGACGTGTCCATGCTGGCAAACGACGCGGCCGACCGGGCGCCGCGCCTGCTGCCGCGCGTGGACACCATCAGCGACCTCGTGGGCAAGAACCGCAAGACGCCTGTTTCCGCCGCCGACAACAAGGCCGTGGCGAAGCCTCTCTTTGAGGGCACGCTGCTGTGGGGCCGGGACGTGGACGGCAAGGCCGTGCTGGTGGACGAGCTGGCCAAGAAGTACGGCAACCTGCCCGCCGACGACAAGGCCCAGCTGCTGCTGCGCGCCGGCCGCCTGGACGACCGGATGCTGCGCGCGTGGCGCGGGCTGCCGCTGGCCCAGTACGAAGCGCTGGTGAATTCTCGCTTCGAGAGCAAGATGCTCAAGGCCGGCGCGGTCTGGACGGACGCCGAGCTGCAGACGATGTTCGGCGCCACGCCCAATCAGATTGCCCTGTACCGCGAAGCGCGCGCGGCCATCGACCGATCCATCGACATGACGGCCCGCGCGGACATGATGCGCGCGCTGGGCGACGAGTACGCCGGCCTGCGCGACATGGTGCTGGACGCGCCCAAGCTGTCCGATGCTCTGGAGCTGCTGACCACCACGCTGCAGGAGGATGCCAAGGCCAAGCCGGACATGGCCGAACGGCTGCTGCAGTTGAACAATATGGTGGTGGACCGGGCAGCCACGGCCAAGGATCTGCAGGACGGCGGGTATGCGCCGCTGTCGCGTTTCGGCCGTTACACGCTGGACGTGATTGACCAGGATGGCAGCCGCCAGTACTTCGGCATGTACGAGACCATGAAGGATGCCAACCTGGCCAAGATCCAGATGGCCCAGGCCTTCCCCGGCGCTGTGATCACCCAGGGCACCATGAGCCAGCAGTCCTTCAAGCTGTTCGCGGGTATCACGCCCGAGACGCTGGAGATCTTCAAGGACATGGTGGTGGGCAAGGAGGCCGACGCGGCCACGCGCAAGGTGTTCGATGAATACCTGAAGCTGACGAAGAACAACCACAGCGCCTTGAAGCGTCTGATCCAGCGCAAGGGCATCGAGGGTTACAGCCAGGACGTGGGCCGCGTGGTGGCCAACTTCATCTACAGCAATGCGCGCCAGGGCGCGGCGGGCCTGAATGCCGGCGCCATGGATCGCGCGATCAACGACATCCCCAAGGAGCAGGGCGAGCTGAAGGACCTGGCCATGGGCTTGCGCAGCTACATCCGCGATCCCCAGGAAGAGGGCCAGGCTGTGCGCGGCATGCTGTTCGCGCAGTACCTGGGCGGTTCGCTGGCCTCGGCCGCGGTCAACATGACGCAGCCCTTTGCGGTGACGCTACCCTGGCTGAGCCAGTTCGGCGGTATTCGTGGGGCCGGCAGCCAGATGGCCCGGGCCCTGAAGGACATGGGCACGCGCGGTATGAAGTACGAGACTGATCTCGCTCACGCGCTGAAGTCTGCCGAGGACGATGGCGTGGTGTCGCCACAGGAAGTTCACCAACTCATGTCCCAGGCCCGGGGTGCGGGCGGCCTGCGCTCGGGCGACGGCACCCGCGCCGGCGATGCGCGCGCTGCGGTCGGCAATGCCTGGGAACGCGCCAAGGTGGCATGGGGCCAGCCGTTCGCCCTGGCTGAGCAGTTCAACCGGCGCTCTACTTTCATTGCGGCCTTCCGCATCGCCAAGGCCCAGGGCATGGATGATCCGGGCGCCTTTGCGCGCAAGGCGGTGCTGGAAACGCAGTTCGTCTATTCCAAGGCCAACAAGCCCCAGTGGGCGCGCGGCGCGGTAGCCGGCACTCTTTTTACGTTTAAAACGTATAGCGTCTCCTACTTGGAACTGATGCAGCGGATGTGGAAGCAGGGCGGCCCGGAAGGAAAACGCGCCGTGGGCTGGGCCCTGGCCATGCTGCTGCTGATGGGCGGCGCCGGCGGCGTGCCCTTCATGGAGGACGCCGAGGACCTGATCGACGGCGTGGGCCAGATGATGGGCTACAACCTCAGTTCCAAGCAGTGGCGGAAGGAGGCGCTCGCGAGCATCGTGGGCAAGGAGTTGGGAGAGTTCATGGAGCAGGGGCTTTCGGGTCTGCCGGGTGCGCCCATCGATGTGTCCGGGCGCCTGGGCATGGGCAACCTGCTGCCCGGTACCGGCCTGCTGTTGACGAAGCAGAGCCGCGAACGAGATCTGCTGGAGGTTGCGGGGCCGGCGGGCGATCTGGTGTCCCGTGGCTTCGCGGCAGGACGCGAACTGGTGGGTGGGGTGATGAATCTTGACCCGTCTGCAGCGGGCCGCGCGGCGCTGGAAGTGTCTCCCACGGCCGTGCGCAATGCGGTCAAGGGCCTGGATATGGCCGCGAGCGGGATGTATAAGGACACCAAGGGCTACAAGGTGATCGACACGACCTTGGGCGAGGCTGTGGCCAAGGCCATCGGCTTTCAGCCCAAGAGCGCGGCCGAGATCCAGGAGGCCAACAGCTTCATGCAGCGGGCAAAGAGCTTCTACAGCCAGACCAGCAGCGAGATCAAGGCGCAGTGGGCGGATGCGCTGTTCCGCAAGGACGAGGGCGCACTGGTGCGTGCGCGCGAACGGCTGGCCGATTGGAACAAGAACAATCCGGAGCAGCCCATCGTCGTCAAGATGCCCGACGTGTGGAAGAAGGTGCGCGAGATGGGCAAAAACAGGACCGATCGGATCGCTGACAACTCGCCAAAGTTCCTGCGACAAGAACTTAGCAGAATGGTTGGTGCGCTCTAAGAATTTTCCCGTATGAGCAATGGGTTTAACTTCCGTCTTCGTACTTCTTCCTTTGCGACTCCCTCCATTTTTTAAAATTCTCCTCGCCGAATTCCTCTCCCAAAGCTCCCCTGGCTAAACCAACGTGTGTAAAGTAAACGTTTTTACTGTTTCTTTCCATTAGCTCTTCATATTCTTCCATGCTAGTTGCTCTTATTGCTGGCTCTGTGCGAACTGCATGAACCTCTTCCCGGTCAATCGCCATAACAGTTTCTAAATGTTTGGAAATTAATGATTCAAAGTCCTCTTTGGTTTTGATGTCAAAATGTTCTAGATCTTCCAGAAGTTCGGCATATGGCTCTTGATTTTCTGACTTGTTCGCCGCTGGGTATATTTTATTAAGAATGTATTCAATATTTGTTACATCTAGTTTTCCATTCTTTTGAATATTCTGAGACTGTTGATTAATATAAATATCTCGCTCAGAAAGAACGCGAGCTATCTCGAGATCTACTGTTTCCAATAGTGCTGAAACACGGTGTATAGATCTTCTAACTGGGAAGGGGACACTAGCTTCGTGTTTGTACTGAAGTTTGTGAGAGGCGGCTGCCCATATATGTTGCGCTATGGTTCTTGCTTGTAGTTCAATTTTGTACCCGGACAATCCTTCCATCGTAGGAAGAGTCTTCCACGTATCAGGTATCTGCAGTGTGTAATGTTGCGACATGTACCCAAACTGGGCCACGGGTAGTCTATCTGAGACATCTTCGTTTGAAATGATGTTAAATATTTTAATAATTTCATTGTTGAATTTCTCTAGATCTTTCTGAAAGAGAAATATTACTCTAATTCCAATTAAGTCACCAATTTCAGATAGTTTTCGAGATTTAATTTGTTTTCTTTCGAATTTTTCATTTATTGATGGCCAAGTCTTAATTCTGCTTTCAATAGGTACGCCTAGAGTTAGCTCCCATGTGTTGATAAGATGATTTAGCTGATCGCATATTTGTTTCTCTAGGCGATTAAGATCAGGGAGTTCTTTTAAATACAGATTGTATTGATCTAAGTTATTCATGTTTTCCTGCTTTTGAAGATTATCTTGATAGAGATATGAATTTTGTTAAATAAATCTTTGAGAAAATAAAGATGCGAGAAATTTGTTAAATAAATTCTATTTCTGATGTTTGTGAAATATATTTGTATTTAAACAGCTTTTGTCGTTCTCGACTAGTCGCCCCGGCTAGGGTTTGCCTTGGAACAGATGGGCCGAAATCATTCTTGCATGCCCGCCACCCCCAAACCCATTGGCCCGTTCCCCCTCGGAATGGACAACCGCGCGCCAGATTTCAAGCTCGGGCTGCCCGAGGGCGCCGGCCACCTGCTGCGTGATGCGCTGAACGTCGATGTGACGGCCCAGGGTTCGCTCAAGACGCGGGCCGGGTATGCGCTGGCGGAGCAGGGCCTGGACTGTCATTCGGGCTGGTCGCCGCTCGATAGCTCCTATAGCCTGTACTGCGACAGCGGCGACATCTTCCGCATCGATGTGGATGCTGCTGGCGCCACTGCGCGCACCCAGGTCGCCGCGGGATACGGCCGGGTCACGCCAGTCGTGTACTGCGAGGTCAACGAGGCCGTGTACTTCACCGACGGCATCCGCGTCGGGTCCTATCACCCCGTGCCCGGCCCAACGCCGCGCTGGCTCGATGCCCAGCCGCAGGTCGTGGGCGATGTGCAGTTCTCCCTGATGCCGGCGGGCAGCAGCATTGCCTACCAGGGCGGCCGGCTGCTGGTGGCCGTGGGCTCGGCGCTGATCTACAGCGAGCCGTTCACCCCGGGCCTGCGCGACGAGTCGCGGGGCTTCGAGATCTTCCCCGCGCCCATCACCTGCATCGCGGCCGTGGAGGCCGGCGTGTTCGTGATGGCGGACAAGACCTATTTCCTGGCCGGCGGCCTGCCGGCGCAGTCCATGCGCGCGGTGCTGCCCTATGGGGCGCTGCAGCAGCAGGCCGGCTACCGGCTCGCGGCCACGGGCGGCGCGGACGGTGCGCACTGGATGAGCACGCGCGGCATTGTCTCGGCGCGGCCTGACGGGTCGCTGGTCAACCTGCAGGCCGAGCACATCGCCATGGAGGCCTCGGGCGCTGGCGCAACGCTGTACCGCGAGGCCGACGGCATGCGCGCCATCGTGGCCACCCTCTCTCAATCCCCCAGCACTTCGGCCGGCGTGGGCTCCTATGCCCAGGCCCGGCTTGTACGAAAGGCCCAGCCATGAACACCAACCACGCCATTCCCTGCGGCTTCACCTACGACCTGGCGCTGCGGCGCCGCGCCGACGACGCGCTGGTGCAGCGCGAGCGCCTGCACAACCGCGTGCCCGGCGAAGGCCTGGACCTGATCGCCAACGCCTGTTTCAAGGGCGCGGCCATGCCGGCCAACCTGTTCATCGGGCTCTGGTCCGGCTCCTATGTGCCCAACGGCACCGAGACGGCAGCCACGTTGCCCACGCTGGTGACCGAGGTCACGCAGTACGACGGCACGACGCGCAAGGCCTGGGTGCCAGGCAACGTCTCGGCCGGCGGCGTGAGCAACGAGCTGAGCCTGGCGCGGTTTTCTTTCACCGGCATGCAGACCGTCAACGGCGTGTTCGTGAGCAGCAGCTCGGGCAAGGGCTCTGACACCGGCGCGTTGCTGTCCATCGTGCGCCTGCCCGTGGCGCGCGCCGTCGATCCCGCCTTCTACCTGGAGATCCTGGCGGGCTTCCAGTTCATCTCCGTTTCCTGATCCACCGCTTCCTGACCTTTTCGAGGACCATCACCATGACGACCAAAGCCTCTACCGGCCTTCGCAATCACATGCTCGCCACGGGCTCGCTCAAGGCGGCCCTGGATGGCGGCTTCCTGGAACTGTACGGCTGCCCGGAGGTCTCGATTCCGGCCACGGCCGACGCCGCGCTCGACCCTGCCGTGCACAAGCTGCTGGCCCGGATCTACAGCGACGGCACCTCGGCGGGCCTGACGCTCAGCACCACGGCGGCCGATGGCTTCATCGAGAAGCTGTCCACCCAGACCTGGACCGGCACGGTGATCGAGTCCGGTACGGTGCGGTTTTTCCGCTTCGTTGGCGCGAGTGATGCCGGAGGCCTGTCCATCACGCTGCCGCGCCTGCAGGGCACCGTGGCGCGCGCGGGTGCGGACCTGAACATCACCAGCGTGGACCTGGCGGTGGGCGCGCCGCAGGCGGTCAACTTCTTCTCCATCGCGCTGCCGGCGTTCTGATCGGGGCGCGGGCATGGCTGCTGGAACGCTCGTCTACGAGGCCGGGGCCCTGGTTCCCCAGGCCGACTTGCTCGTGGCCGTGGTGGCTGCCGATGATCCCTACCTGGGCCTGGACTTCCAGGACCTGATCGATGCGGCGCACTGGGCGTTCGGCTGGAACGGGGACGCGATCAACCCGTCGCGCGGCTTCCTGGACCTGGGCCTGCCGCCGGCGCCGGACTTCGAGGTCCGCGCTCCGGCCCAGCTGGTGCGCACGATCAACGTGGGGCTTTACCAGGTCACAGGGGCCGGTGAGCCCGTCAGTTTCACGGCGGATGTCACTCTGCTGTACAAGGCCACGAACGCGGGCGTGCATGAGTTCGATCTGGACGCGGCCGGTGCTGTGGTCAAGCCAGTCAACGTGCCTGCGACGGTGCAGGAGCTGCGCCTGGTGAGCCTGGGCGGCGGCATCCAGGTACTCGACGGCGAGGTGTTGCTGGGCGAGATCACGGCAGCTGAACTGGCTGGCACGGAATTCGAGTGGCACGAGATGCGGCCCTATGCGCTTTCAGCGACGGACCGTGTGCAGGCGGATGGGGCCTTCAACGGCATTGATCGCCTTGCTGCCTTCTGGTGGAACGGCACCAGCGGGGGCGGCCCCTCCGAGTTCTGGACCGACTTCCTGCTGGCGCGCGAGGAGGTGTGATGCTGATCCACAAGGACCTCAAGGGCGATGCCGGCGGGCCGGAGCACCAGGCGCTCAAGGGCATGCTGGACGTGGGCAACACCTTCATGACCGACCGGCGCGACGGCAGCGAGGTGCAGCGCTCGGGCGAGTTCGTCACCATGCGGCGCACGGGTGGCGAGGTCGTGCAGCTGGTGTCGCTGTGGGAGCCGCCGGACGCGCGCCGCCTGATGGACGGCTATGCACAGGCCGTGCCCGACGATGTGGCGCCGCCTGCCCCGGGCGCACCCGACGCTGTGCCCCGGGTGCAGCTCATGGCGTCCGTGCTGGACGAGCAGCAGGGGCCGCTGTCCTTCGGCAACCTGGCCGCTTCCAAGCTGCAGACCCGCGTGCCGCGCTTCACCCGTATCGAGGCCCGCGTGGAGACGGCTGACCATGCCACCAAGAACGGCAAGCGGCGGCTGTTCTCCCTGGGCGACGGCACGGTGCTGCTGGTGCGCGAGGTCTCGGCGGCCGGCGACACGCGGTATTTCGCGGGGATGAATCGCTTCGTGCAGCCGGTGCGCCGCGTCAGCCGCTGCACGGGCGTCGAGCTGGTGCGCATGGACCCGGACCGGCCGGCCGGCGGCAAGGTGCTGCTCTCGTTCGGCGTGCACAGCGGCCTGGGCTTTGATCCTGGGTCGCGCTCCATCGATTTCTTCGCAGACGACGATCGGCTGTACGACGCGAGCAAGGTCTATGCTGCCAATGCGGGCCTGCTGTTCGGGCGCGTGCTGTTGAGCATGCGCGCAGACCCCAGCAGCACCTATGCCGTGGCCGAGCCGGCCATGGCCAAGCAGGATGGCAAGAGCTATTTGAGCCTGGTCGCCGTGCATGGGCTGGCCGAGGACTGCTACCACCCCGATTCCTCGGGCCTGTACCGCCTGACCTGCACACGCACCACGGCCGATGGCGTGCAGACCTCCAAGATCACCATGCCCGCAGCGGTGGGTCCTGGGCAATACATGGCACCGGTGGAGATGGACCTGGTGCGCCTGTCGCCCCAGACCCTGGTGCTGGCCCTGCGCATGACCACGCTGCGCCTGCCCGGTGGTGACAGCCAGGGCGCGGCCAGCGCGGGCTGGGCCTATCTCTGGAGCGACGATAACGGCGCCACCTGGGTCCATGTGCCGCATACCGGTATCACGGATGGCAATGCCGCGCCCGTGATCGCCGCCATGGTGCCGCGCGACAAGGACACGCTGCTGCTGGTCTCGGCCCTGCAGCTGGACAGCCTGGTGCCCGCGCCCGATGCGGCCAGCGTGCAGGTCTATGCGTTCACCCGCTCCGGCGCCACGCGCATCAGCACCATCCCTGGCAGCCGGTTCAGCGCGGGCCTGCATGCTGGCGATGTGATCGGCGGCCTGCGGCACTACCCGCCTTACTGGGCCGTGGGCTACGGCGGCGGCGTGCGCGTGGACAGGAAGCCGCTGCTGTGGGTCCAGTTCGACCCCCAGTACATCCATGCCGAGGGATCGCCCGGCGTGATCGACTATCCCGGCAGCCGGGCCCTGCTCATGGTCTCGGCCGACGGCGGCGCCACGTGGGAGCGTCGGATGCTGCCCCAGCCCTGGCCCCAGCGCGTGGGCTTTGTCGTGGCGCTGGACCAGCGCACGCTGGCCATCCCCGTCTACGGCCCGCGCCAGACCGACGACAGCGGCGCCATCTTGCCGCTGGCCGTGAAGCTGCACACCAGCCGCGACGGGGGCCAGCGCTGGCGCGCCACGGCGCACAGCATGCGCTTGCCGTACTGGGCCTGGGTGGACGGCCAACTGCTGCCCGGCTCCAGCGGCTACGACATCGACGACTCCCGCTTCGACTTCAACCGTGGCGAGCTATTCCCCCTGCTGAGCCTGCGCGACGACGACGGCGAGCTGCTGCCCATGAACCCCGGCCGGCCCTGGATGGCCGACCACCGCGCCAAGGAGCCCGCCAATGGGTAACGCGCTGATCAAGAACAAGAAGCTGGTCGAGTTCGTGCCGGCCACGCCCGCGGACCCGGGGTTTCCGGGGCAGCCGGCCATTCCCGAGCGCATCACCTACGAATGGCGCGATGTGCGAGTGGAGGCCGGGTCCCAGGAGATGCAGAGGATCGAAGTGCCCACGGATGACGGCGGGCGGCTGGTGACCTGGCGCACGCCGCTGGATGCACTGCGTGAGCGGGTGGGAAACCCGAGCCTCAGCGCTGCGGCCGCTCACTACAGCGATGTCTGGGCCTACGTGCAGACATCCGACTATGCCGAGGCCCAGCGCGTGCCCCTGACCTGGACCAGCGCCTGGATCATGCGCCGCGAGAACGTGCGCATCGTGATCCCCGCCCAGCCCGCTATTCCCGCGCGGCCGCCGAAGGTCGCCACGCCGGAGCGCCGCACCTACGACTGGCACTTCGGCTGGAACGGTGGAGCGCACAGCCTGCGCGAGCTGCCGGCCAACTGGATCGGCACGGCCACCTTCGTGATCGGAAAGCCCGTGGGCGCCGTGGTGGGCTTCACCCTGGCCAGCCAGGTGCCGCGCGTCAGCCGTTCATCGTTCGCCAATGTGGAGTACGGCCTGGTCTTCGGGGATGGCCAGGTCAACGTGCGCCATGCCGGCGTCACGCTGCAGCGCGTGGGCTCGATGACGGGCAATGACACGGTGCGCGCCCATGTCGGAGGCGGGCGCATCGAATGGTTCCTGAACGACGTGAGCGTCTACAAGGGCCGCTTTGCGATGACCGCACCCTATGTGCTCGATGCCGTGCTGTATGCCGGTGATGACGTCGTGGACTCGCCCCGGCTGCAGGACGGTGTGGTCGAGCAGGACGGCACGGCCGTGTTGAACCTGGCGCCGCTGCAGGTGGAGGGCCAGGCGCTGGAGCCCTTGGAGATCCGCATGGGGCTGCAGCCGCTGGACCTCTTCGCCGCGGACAGGCCGCTGGCCCAGGTCAAGGCGCGGCTGCGGCCCCTGCGCGTCGCTGGCGATCCCATCCCGCGTGGCGCGCTACGGCTGGCCGGCGCCCAGGTCCGGGCATCGGACGCCCGCAATGACGCCGTGGCGCGGCCCACGCTGGCGCGCCTGCAGACCACGGCCGAGGCCGAGGTTGGCGAGGGCGCCTGGATCCCGCAGTACTCCATCGGCACGGCCTTCGTGCCGCCGCCCGTGGTCAACGGCGCCATCATCAGCGGACAGGGTCACGACTACCAGATGCGCCTGGGCCCGGCCTTCACCGTGGCTTCGCAGGATAGGCATGCCGAGGGCCGGTTGGCCCTGGCGCCCGTGCAGCTGCTGTCCGATGTCGAGGCGCTGACCCACCTGGTGCGGGCGCAGGACCTGCTGGGCGCCGATCTGGCGCTGACGGCCAGCGGCTATGTGACCGTGGTCATTGCCGAGCGCGTGGGTGCCTCGGGCGCGCTGACGCTGGGCGCGGCCGGTCTGGTGCTGGACGTGAACGAGCAGATCAGCAGCGGGGCCGAGACGGAGATCTCCGGGGCCATCGTGGCCAGCGTGCTGGAGCACCTGGGCGCCGTGGAGCGCTATCGGGCGCTGGTGTTCCGGGTCGTGGACGGCCAGCCTGTGCTGGTCGATCCGGGCCATGCCTGGGTCGTCAATACCGAATCCAGCGCCTCCACCCGCTACGAGGGCTACGCCTTCGACAGCTTCATGACCGTGGGCGGCCGGCAGTTCGGCGTGCGTGCCGATGGCGTCTATAGCCTGGGCGGCAGCACCGACGCCGGCCTGCCCATCGAATGGGGCGCGGGCCTGGGCAAGCATGACTTTGGCAGCCAGGCGCTCAAGCGGCTGGAGTCGGTCCATGCCGGCGTCTCGGCCACGGGCCAGCTGTATGTGCGCATCGGCGACGGCCAGCAGACCTACAACTACCGCGCGCGGCGCGTGGATGCGGCGCAGCGTGTGCAGCGCTTCGATCCGGGTCGGGGCCTGGCTGCCAACTACTTCACGTTCGACCTGGTGGGCGAGGGCGCCGCCGAGCTGGACAACATCGTCTTCGGCGTGGTCGCGGGCCAGCGCCGGATCGGGAGGGGATGACCATGGCCAATGGACGCGCGCTGCCATCAGCGATTCTGTTTGACGAGCTGCTGGGCCGTGCCTGGGGCATTGCGCTGAAGAAGTACGGCGAGGCCCAGGCCATCGAGTCGCCCGTGGCATCCTTCACGCCCGCCCGTACCAATGGCGCCTACCGGCTGCCGCAGTACAGCAGCGGATTCGATCCGGCGGATGCGGGCTCCTGGGTGGCTCAGCACGACAAGGAGCTGGCCAAGCAGCTGGATCAGGTGGCCGACGAATGGGCCGTGGAGTTCCAGGGCGTGATGGACATCGTGGCGCCCGTGGGCCCGGGCTGGCGCAATGCCGTTGACTGGCTGCGCGCCACCATGCACGGCCAGGACGGCCTGGGCTATGTCGGCCAGGACCACCGGATGGCCCAGGCCCGGCAGCAGGGCGTGCAGGTGCTGGGAGGACTCAACCAGCGCGGGCTGCCCGTGCCGTCCGGCGCGGCCCAAGCGCTGCAGGCCGTGGCCGGCGGCGTGGTGGACCTGTACCAGGGCCGACTGGGCGCCCAGATGACCGCCGACCGCGAGGCCGAGCGCCGCCGCCTGCTGGTGGACGCCGTCACCGAGCTGGCACGCCTGCGCAATGCCGCGCTGGACACGGCCATGGACTTCGTGTTCGGGCGCATGAACATCATGTACGACGTGTTTGGCCGCAACAACGAGTACCTGACGCGCGTGCGCCGCGACGACCAAGCCCTCGCTGCCCAGATGCAGGTGGCCAGCGCCGAGCTGCAGCGCTGGGATGCCCAGGCCCTGGCCAACCAGGATGGCAGCGCGGCCTCGCAGCGCACCGTCAAGGCCATGAACGACCGCGCCCTGGAAGTCATCGGCCTGAACGTCGAGCAGCAGGTCAAGCGCCTGCGCCGCCTGTCCACCGGCTCTGCCGCGGCGCTCAACAGTGCCGGCGTGTCCGTGAACTCGCAGGCTACCGAATCCAACACCGTGAACTACGAGGAGTAAGCATGGCTACCACCGGCATCGCAATGCAGGGCCTGTCGGCCGCCATCGTCTACACCGCCATCGACAAGATCGGCACGATGATCAACGACGCTGCAGGCCGGATGCAGTCCAAGATCGGCCCGGCCATCACCCAGATCATCGATGGCATCCCGGGCGAGCCCGAGGTGGCCAAGGCCAAGCACAGCAACAGCCTGTCTGCCGTGCTGACGGCCCTGGGCCCGGCCTCGGTCGAGACCTCGGCCCCCGCTGTGGGCCAACTGCCCCAGGTCATCGAGCAGGCCGTGGGCACGTTCTTCACGGGCTACAGCAGCGTGGTCAACGACCTGTTCCCGGGTCTGCTGGACGCTGGCGCCGATGCGGACGCCTGGATCCAGTCTGCCCTGGCCTCTGCGGTGGGCACGACCTACATCGAGAACGTGGACCGCGTGGCTGGCGACACCGCTTTCGCGCTGGCGCGCAAGGACGCCTGGGCAGGGGAGCGGGATCTGCTGGATGCCGCCGCCGCCAGCGGCCACCGCTTCGCCCCGGGCGCCACGCACAACGCCATCGCGCGGCTGCACGCCGAAAGCACCCGAGCAGCAGCCGATGCCATCGCGGCCACCCACGCCGCGCGCCTGCGCGAAGAGCGCGAAACCAAGATGCGCCTGGTGCGCGCCGAACTGGACCAGCGCATGGACCGCATCAAGCAGTTGCACCAGCAGACGGCCCAGGCCTTCCGCGACAAGCTGCGCGCCAGGGGCCTGTGGATCAGCGATCAGGACGCCGTGATCGACAGCTACAACCGCAGCTACGCGCTGCCCGCCCAATTCAGCGCCCGCCTGGCCCAGCTGGCCCAGGAAGCGGCCCAGCGGCACTACAAGAGCACGGCCGACGCCCTGCAGATCAGCGATGTGGCCGTGGACGTGGCAAAGCTCAAGATGGCCAACGGCCAGGAGATCGTGGACTTCCTCGGCAACATGATCACCACGCTGAACAACCAGGTGCGCGCCAGCGGAAGCTACAGCGGCAGCGAGCGCGATGTCACAGATTGGGACGGGTTTATAGGGCGACAGCTATAGCAGCCCGTATGCCCCGAAGAAATTCAAATACTTTGGGTCGCGCAAAGAAAGTGCGAGAACTTCATCTCTGATTCGTATGTGCGCATGATTTGCTGTGCTTACTTCCCGTTCGGCGTCGTCGTATACACACTCTTCAGGCGTTTGAGTTTGAGAGGGTCGGCGGTTTACTGCCATTTTTGCTTGGAAAGCTTCATTTAGTAATCGCTGCTTCATGCTGAGATTTTTTTCTGCAGCAACTAATGCTTTGATCAAATCTTGTACTTCAATGGGGAATATTTCTTCTATTTCCCTGTCGCCGGGATATATCTTCGGATGCACGCGGAATTCCTTTGAATTATTGAAGTGGCTGAGCATATCCCAATGATTTGAGATTGTGAGCTGATCCGGCATGCCCCGGCTAGGGTTCGCCATATGGTAGGTCGACTATGACACTGCAGGACATGACCAAGCCGGCCAAGTTTAACTTCACGATTTACCAGGGCGCCACGTTCCGGCGGCGCCTGCGCTGGTTCAATCCCGACAAGACCCCTATCGACCTGACGGGCTGCACGGCCCGTATGCAGGTGCGCGAGGAGGTCGATTCCGCAGCGGTGCTGCTGGAGCTGACCACCGAGAACGGGCGCATTGCCCTGGGCGGTACTGCCGGCACCGTGGATCTGCTGGTCGATGCGGGCACCACGGCGGCCATCGCCTGGAGCGGCGGGGTGTTCGATCTGGAAATCGTGCATCCCGGCGGCGAGGTCACGCGCTTGGCACAGGGCTCCTGCTGCGTGAGCCCGGAGGTCACACGATGAACGGCCTGCTCGTCGTTTGCGAGAAGGAGATCCTCGTGGAGCAGGCCGAGGACATCGAGATCCTGGCCGTAGCAGAGCAAGGGCCTCCAGGAATTCAGGGCCCACCCGGCGGCGGCGCCGGCGCGACCTACACGCATACCCAGTCCAGCCTGGCCACCGTCTGGACCATCGCCCACAACCTGGGGCGCTACCCCTCCATCACTGTCGTCGACAACCTCGGCGGCCAGCTTTACCCCGATGTCCGGTATCTCGATGCCGACATTGTCCAGATCACCCACAGCGTGCCGCTGACCGGCCGCGCTTTCTGCAACTGAGGACACGCCATGAAAATCACAAACCACCTCGACGGCTCCGGCAACCGCCTGACGAACATCGGCGATGCCGTCAACCCGCAGGACGCCATCACCAAGGCTCAGCTGGATGCAGCGGTCCAGGGTTTCAAATGGAAGGACCCAGTGCGTGCGGCCACCACGGTCAACATCACGCTGTCCGGCACCCAGACCATCGATGGTGTGTCCGTGGTCGCGGGCGACCGGGTTCTGGCGAAGAACCAGACTGCGGGCTCTGCCAATGGCATCTACCTGGCCGCCTCTGGCGCATGGACGCGCGCCACCGACTTCGATGCTTCCAGCGAGGTGTTGGGCGCGGCCGTCTTCGTGTCCGAGGGCACGGCCAACGGCAACAGTCAGTGGTTCATGACCACGGATGCTCCCATCACCATCGGCACCACGGCGCTGGTGTTCGCTCAGGTAGGTGGTGGTGCGAGCTATACGGCCGGCAATGGCATCTCGATCACGGGCGGTGTCATCTCGGTGGACCCGGCAGTGGTAGCGCGCAAGATGTCGGCCACCGTCGGCGACGGCACGGCCACCACCATCAGCGTGACCCACAACCTGAACACGCAGGACATCGGGGTCAGCGTGCGCGAAGCGTCGTCCAACGCTGGAGTGCTCTGCGACTGGGTGGCCAACGGAGCGAACACCGCCCAGTTCACGTTCGCCGTCGCGCCGACCACCGGGCAGTACCGGGTGACCATCACAGGCTGATCATGAAGTATCTCGGCTCCAAATCGAGCGCAGCAGATCTGGCCACACAGGACGACCTGCGACCAGCGCCTGTATTGACGGTCCTTGGAACCACCCACGATGTTTCCGCAGCCGAGGCGGGAAGATACCTCCGTTTCACATCGACTTCGGCCAAGACCTGCACATTCCCGCCAGAGTCTGTCCAGCCGCTGCCACTCAACGGTGAGTGGCATGTGCGAAATGCCGCTGCGGGCAACCTGACATTGCTGGCGGGCGAGGGTGTGACGCTCAATGCCCCCTATGCTGGAACTTTGGTGATCCCCACTGGAGGAACCGTAACGGTCAAAAGAGTGGGCACAGACATCTTCGACGTGATGGGTGTGACAGCGTGATTGCGGGCATCATCGCTTCGTCGCGGCACTCCAAGCGCATTGCCGTCACTGTTGCCGCCCAGCCCGTGGCCGTCGCGGGATATGCGCTGTACATCAGGCTTGATGACATGCCGGCCGGATTTTGGGATGGCATGGCGCGCCGCGATGGTGGTGACATCCGGGTGAGGACTGCGGCAGGGGCGGAGCTGCCCTTTGACCTGGTGTCGCTCAACCCGATTGCACGCACCGGTACGTTGTTCGCCAAGGTCGATATTTCTGCGTCCGGCCCAACGGCGGTTTATGTGCACTTCGGCGGCGCGGGAGATCTGCCCGTGCCGTGGACAGATCCCAATGGGCGGCATGCCGTCTGGTCCGCTTTTCACCGCGTTTTCATGATGGGTGACTCCTTTGCCGACCGCTCTGGCAAGGGGTCTGATCTGGTCTCGGGTGGATTGGTATATGGCCTGGTCAGCGCGAGCACATCGCCGAATCTTGGTGTCCACCAAGGCATCGCCTGGGATGGTGTGAATTACTTCGCTATCGGCACAAATGTCATCAAGAAATACGATTCTTCCTTCAACCTGATTTCTCAGAACACGAATCCGGTTGCAAGCGTCCCCGGCACAAACCACCTGGGAGATTCCGAGGTGGTTGGTGAACACATCTATGTGCCGATGGAGCAATACACGGACCCGGATGGCCACGCCAACATGTACATCGGCAGGTTCCTCAAATCGGACCTGTCATTCGTGGATGCCACGCCCGTCACATATGCCTCCGGCGTGCCGTCGGGCGTTGATATGTCTGGGTGCGCGTACAACCCTGCGGATGGGTTGCTGTATTTTGGCGCGTGGACCGGTGCTGGCACACGACTGTGGAAGTACGACATGGCCGCCAAGCAGTTCATTGGGGTGCTCAATCTGAGCGCTCCAGTGCTGCGCATGCAAGGCCTCACGTTCTGGCGCGGCGCCATCTTCATCAACCGGGATGACACCGACCAGACTGTGCGCGTGGAGCTGGATGGGACCGTCAAGGGCATGGTTTGGGGCATCGTCGGCGGGTCATATGAGGGCATCAGCCACACGGACGATGCGCTGCTTGTGCTGCACGATCCATCGGGGGATGCTGGTGTGGTGAGAACCCTGCGGGCACGGCAGCCTCGTTTGATCTCAAACGAATTGGGCGCATACATCGCTGGGGCGGGTCACTACCGCGCAGACGGACTGTCGCAGTTTTTGACCTGGACCATGGGCGGCAGTGCATCAACGATGATCACAGGCCTCTCACGGGCAATCATGAGTTACACGGTCACCGGCTCTGACAGTGGCGCGGGCGGCAACGTGAACCGTGCAACGCTGGCATACCGATCAATAGACCGCTGGGGATTCTGGAATAGCTCTGACAGCTGGATCAACAACGCGAGCGCGCCGGGAACGCAGACACCGGCTCGATTGCATGCAGTGCAGAAAAGCAGTTCCGGGCGGGATCTATATGTGAATGGCAGTCTCGCGGCTTCGTCTGCGAGCTCAGCAGTTCGACCTGGCTCTGGTGGTAGCCATTCGCTATACATCGGTTGCAATGATGCCCAGGTCGCTGAAGTCTGGGACGGGAATATCGGCTATTCGTATCTCTATCCCGGGATGCTGCCTGCAGCATGGATCGCAGCCGAAAGTGCCAATCTTTCGAACCCTTCTGCGTTCTACTCGTTGGGAGAGGTTGAGTAGCCCCCGTGTAGGGTTCGCCAGCGCGGGCCGGCCCCGGAATCATCGGGGCCATGAAGAAATACCTCGTATCCCTGCTCGCGCTGATGGGCATCCACCAGCACCTGAGCGCAGAGCAGCGGCAGGACATTGCCGGCGCCATCATGCAGGCCACGCCGGGCGCCGCCGCGACCGGGGTGTTCAAGGTCTGGGGCCTGCCGCTGAGCGACTGGCTCGTCGTGGCGTCCCTGGCCTTCATTGCGCTGCAGGCCGGATATCTGGTCTGGAAGTGGCGCCAGGACTATCAGCGTGCCCAGCAGCGGCAGCGCCTCGCGCGCCTAGCTGGGCTGAAGCCGGAGCCCGAAACCGACTGGGGGGCGCCATGAGCACGGCCCGCATGCCAGCCGCAGGCCTGGGCATTGGCGCGGCCATTCTCGCGGCCTGGATTGCCGCAGAAGGCTTCAGCGCAGACCCGATCATCCCGGTTCGCGGCGATGTGCCCACCATCGGCCATGGCGCCACTCGCTACGAGGACGGAACGCGCGTGACCCTGGCCGACCCACCCATCACACGCGAACGGGCGCGCGAACTGGCCATCAACCTGCTGGAGCAGCAGTACGGGGCTTGCGTGCGCGATTCGCTGGGCGACACGCTGGTGCACCAGGTCGAGTTTGCCCAGGCGGTGGACTTCGCCGGGCAGTATGGGTGCGGGGCCTGGCGCGGCTCCTCGATGCTGGCCAGGACGCGGGCTGGCGACTATGCCGGCGCCTGCAACGCCTACCTGGCATATCGCTTCATGACCAGCTCCCAGCCCCTGTCGGGCTACGCCGCCTACCAGTGGGGTGCGGACGGACGACCCACGCGGTGGCGCTACGACTGCAGCACGCCCGGCAACAAGATTTGCAGCGGCGTCTGGACCCGTCAACAGGCGCGGCACGCCGCGTGCATGGAGGCCCAGCAATGAACCCGATCCTCTGGGCAATGTGGTGGTACTGGTGGAGGGGAGGGCGGTGATCCCCGCGCTCTACACCCATCTGGGAGCCGCCGCCGTGGCCGCCGCGTTGGCATGGCAGTTCCAGGGCGCGCGCTTGGGCGCCGAGCTGGCCGAGGCCCGGGCCGAAGCCATCAGCGACAAGCTGGCCGTCAGCACTGCCCAGCGCGCGGCCGACGCCCGCGTGCGCAGCGCTGAGCAGACCATGAACACCAAATACCAAGGAGCTCTCAATGCCGCCCGTGACCGCGAGGCGCTGCTGCGCCGTGATCTTGACCAGCTGCGCGCTGTCTCTGACAGCCTGCGCGAGCAATCCGCAGATGCCGCCCGCCGACTTGCCAGCGCTCCCCCCGCTGCCGTCCTTGAGTACGCCACTGCCGTCAACGCCGTATACGACGACTGCCGCGCAGCGTATGGGGACATGGCAGCAGCGGCTGCAGGGCACGCAGCTGATGTCCAGACACTCGGTGCCGCCTGGCCCGTGATAGCCAGTCGACCGCTTAGATAAAATCAGGCCACCCGGAGGCGGCCTGATTTATTTTCTATCAATTTAGTAGGTCGAATATGCCCACCACCCGTAAGTGCTTAATCCCATGTAGCCGCCACCGTTAGGTCCTGTTCTAGCTATCTCTGAATCTAAGTGTAGCATTCCCAACTTATAATCAGAGGGATTGCCGGAAAGTGGAGTACATTTTCTAATAATTAGAGGGTCGCTAGACGGGGTTTTGCAAATTACTGCATTGGCAATGACGGAATTTAAATCGCTAAGCGCCTTTTGCATTTGAGCATAGGACACCGATATTGCATACCATCGCCACCCGTTCCAAGGTTGATTTGTCGATGTTGCAGAGCCTGGTTCCATTGTCGCGTATGTTGTATTTGGTGAGAAAGAGCTACCTATGATATATGCGACTGATGCAACATCATTGCTGATAGATTCTAATGGGGCTGGCCCATTATTTCCGGATGGGTAATCGAAGGCCCACGGCGCAAACCATATATATCTACCCTCTGGATCTGTTGTGTCTTGAAGGGTAAATGATAGGCCGGCATGGGCGCGAATATTTCCCTCGGCAGCTACGCTTGGAACTTGTAGCATCATTGAGAAGTGGAATTTGCTGGAGGGACCTCTAGAGAATGGTTTGTGATTTATATCTCCAGAAAATGCATACTGCAAGTTTGCCCCCATGATATTTCTGGGGTTGAGATACGAATTCCCACTTTCATCCGTTAAATTCGGAGCCCATGGCAAACTATATGCATTAAGCATTGCGCCAAACTTGGCTGAGAGAGCGCCTCCATCTAATTCATCATGCATCGACACAGCCGTTCCCCCGTAACTGGCGCCAGGCCTCCCTCGCTGATAATTTTGAAGCGGCGCTGGCACATTCGTTCCAGTAAAATCTCCCAGATTCCAAGTAGACACTGTTTCGCCACTGAAGTTAGCTGGTGAACCATCAATAGATCCAGTGGAGTTGTCAACAGACCATATTGGTTTGTTGAAGTTCTCTGCTGGATAATGGGTTGCATTAAATATGGTCTTTCCAACAATATTATTTATTGGCTGGCTGACATAATAATAGTCCGTTCCCGCATAGGCTAGCGTAGCTGACATTAGGGTAATTGATGCTACCAATCTCTTCATTTAATACTCCTTGGCTGCGCTTCATGAAATATTTGAAGCAGTGAATCTTAGTTGAAAAAGGCAGGTTGCACTTGTGAATTTCTTGGCCATTTCCACCATCTCGATGAAAGCTGTCGATAGTTAATGGTGATTGCTGATGGATTTTTGATTGAAGCAAAGCTATTTAATTCATCATTGCTTATGAATTGAACTGTGTTCTTGTCTTGTCTCTGAGTCCACAAAGTAGCATTTGGGATCCGTACCAAGCCTGCCACCCTGACGTGATCCAAGCCACGAATTACGCACACGTGAGCTTGAGCGGCTATCGTCTACGCCTACCGTCCGATGCCGAGCACGCGGCACTGGCCTAGATCGACCGCCGCGAGGGCTACGAGATGCGGCTGCTGGCCGCGCAGAGGGCGTGCACGCGATCGATCACGCCGTAGACGCCGGGTCAGCTGGTGTTACTCGGCTTGCCTCATCGTCGCGGCGCGCGCTGCTTCTGCCGCTTCTCGAGCTTCCTTTTCGGCTTGGATGACGCGTTGCTGCGGTGTCATTGACGCGCCGTCGTAGCCGCCTGTGGCGCGCTCACCGATCTGTATGTGGGAAATCCGCGACGCTCCGTAAAACAGGGCTGCAGCGATGATCAGTAGCGCGATGAATCTCATGCAGCCATTGTGCCGTCCGCCCATCATTATTTGACGGTCTTGGACGTACACGTAACTTTCGAGAAGCACTACATACCCTTCAGTTGCTGCTTACGCGCAAAGTGCCAAGGTTGGCCGACCATCGCCGGACCGCAACTGAAAACCGGAGTGGGCAAATGGCTAAACCACGATATGACGATTCTCAACTCAGAGATCTGTTGCTGCAGATGATGGAAACGGAACTCGGAGGTGAGCAGGTGTATAGAACTGCTCTGACCTGTGCCCTGAACGATGACCTTAAAAAGGAATGGGAAGAGTATCTCGAAGAGACGCTCAGTCACCAGAACGTGGTGCGAACCACATGTGAACTGTTGGGAGTCAACCCGGACGAAGCTTCGCCTTCCCGTGATGTTGTGAAGCACATAGGATCATCGCTGGTGAAGGCGATGGAGTTGGCTCTCAGGGGTGGTAGTGCGGCCGCTGCGCAACTCGTGGCGTGCGAGTGCGTGGTTCACGCTGAGACCAAGGACCACGCCAACTGGGAGCTTCTGGGCAAGGTCGCCGAGGTGGCTACAGGTGAGACGGGCAAGGCCCTCAAGGAGGCTCACGCTCGAGTGGAAAAGGATGAAGATCATCACCTGTATCACACCAAGGGATGGTGCCGCGAGTTGTGGATCCAGAGCTTGGGTATGCCAGCAGTCCTGCCTCCCCCTGAAGAGGTCAAGCAGGTTGAAACTGCCATCGGCGCATCTCGAGCGGAGCAGCAACGCGAATCCATGCTGTGATGCCTAGGCCGAGGTGGTTAGAACCCACGCAAGTGCCTCACAGCGCGGAGGTGCTGTTGCTGGTGGATGTCATCAACCCGCTTCAATTTCCCAATGCTGGGCCTTTGCTGCAGGAAGCGGTACGGGCTGCCCGGCGCATTGTGCGGCTCAAGGCCAGGCTTCGCGAAAAGGGCGTAGCTACGATCTACGCCAACGATAACTACGGCACTTGGCACAGCGAGTTCAGCGACATTCTTGCCGCCTGCCAGGGTTTGGCTGGCGAGCGTGGCGAGATCGCTCGGCTGCTTGCGCCTGATGCGGAGGATCTGGTGATTCTCAAGCCCCAGCATTCGGCTTTTCATTCCACTCCGCTGCTGCATCTGCTGGGCAGAATGCATGCGCGCAGGCTGGTCATCGTGGGGTTTGCTGCGGACATGTGCGTCATGCTCACGGCTACGGATGCACGCATGTCGGGCTACGAGGTCTGGGTGCCCAGCGATTGCACGGCGGCCGAGACGCCTGCGCGGCGGCAGCAGGCATTGCGGCAATTGAGACAGGCCTTCAAGTGTTCAGTGCGCATCTCAGCGCGTAGTCCCTGGGCGGGGCGGAATTGAAGGGGCGTTGGTATGTGGAACCTGGACATCCATCCGTTTGAGTTGTCCGTGCGTGCGCTGGCGGTCTATGTCCTGCTGCTGCTGATGATGCGCATGACGGGGCGGCGTACCGTGGGCCAGTTCACGCCTTTCGATCTGCTGGTGGTGATGTTGGTGAGCGAGGCGGCGGGGCCCTCAATGACAGGGTCTGATCAGTCCCTGCCTGGAGGGCTGCTGGTGTGCGTGATCCTCATTGCGTTGAATACGGCCGTGGGTTTCGTGACGGCGCGCTGGCGCGGGGCGGAAAAGCTGCTGGAGGGCGAGGCGGTGCTGCTGGGGCGGGATGGAACGATCTTCGAGGGTGCGCGCAAAAGCCACCGGGTATCGCGCAACGATATCGAGAAGGCGCTGCGCGAGGCAGACTGCGAGGAATCAGAAATCCGCTGCATGTTCCTGGAGGCCGACGGATCCATTAGCGTGCAGAAAAAGCAGTAGTCGAACCTGTCAATCCTCTGGGCAGCGCTCCATGGCCCAGTCCAGGGCGGCGTCGGCCGAGTGGTGCGGTCCGTCGAATGCCCTGATGCCGCGCTCGTCATCCCAGAGGGCGCCGTCCCAGCGCCGCGCAGCAGGGAAGGGCAGGCGGCCGTAATCCACCACGACCGCATACCAGCCCGGCGCCGTGGGCGCGCCGCCCCAGGTCATGCCATCAGCCATGGCGCTCAGCCAGCAGGCTGTTCCAGTTGCTCGGCGCCGCGCCCGACCCAATGCCAGAATTGATTGCGGCCATGCGAATAGCGCTGCAACTCAAACGTGATGCGCACTCGGCCGGCAAGCAGCGTTTCAATCTCACAGGTGATGTGTTGTGGCTGGCCCCGCCCAGCCACAGGCAACAGGCGTTGTGCTGCCGACATCTCTTCACCACGCACCTTGGCGATTACGCCGCGCTCAATGGGGTTTTGCATGGTAGCTCTCAGAAGGGGGCGTTTGACTGCTGCACGGACACGGGGCCGACACCGCTGTAGACCAAGTCGCCGTCCGAGTCGTAGACAAGAAACCAGTCGGGATGCAGCTGTTCGATGAAATAGTCCTCCGGCTTGCCCGGCATGACTTTGACTTCGGGCGTGCCGAACCAGCGCGGCATCGTGAGCAACGTGGGGAATTCCTCGTATGTGAGCAACATGCGGCCTCCTGGGTGGTCAGTAGTCGAACTCGCAGGACCACTCCTGCGCGTGCCATGCGCGGTCACAGTGCTCCAATCCGCTGAACTTCATCTTGCCCGCGCACGCGTAGATCAGTCGGGGCTCGAAGAGCTGGTTCTTGCGGTCGTCTCCGAGGATGCGCAGCACGGGGACGGTCCGCTTCTCGCCAGGCACGGGTGCGTGCAGCAGGTCCAGTTCGCCCCTGACCTCTTGCTGTGGTCCGCGGTGATAGCTGCGCGCGCCTGCCTCGCGGAGGATGGTGACTTTGACTTTCATGACTGTATAAATATACAGTAATACTATGCGTAAGTCAGCGTGCACTTCTACAAAGTGTTCCCCTCGTGCATCGATCGCTTCGCTTCGACGTAGGCTGCGTGAGCCTCTTCCGGGGTGTCGTACAGGCCGAGGTGATGCGTCTTGCCATGCACATGGAGAAAAGCTCGCCACCTGTTTTGGTGAGGGGAGACGCCGAGCAGTCCAGACTTGTTGCCCGCCTTGGCTGAGCGAAGGTTTTGAGTGTTGCGAAAGCGATCCGCCAAACGAAGGTTGGCGATCCTGTTGTCATCCCGGGCTCCATTGATGTGGTCGACTTGATCGGGCGGCCAAGCCCCATGAACGTAGAGCCATGCCAAGCGATGGGCGTAGTACAGCTTGAAGTTGATGCGGATTGCGATGTAGCCGCTTCGCATCTTTGCCCCCACCTGTGTCCCGGCCTGGTAGCGCCCCATGCGAACAAGGCGCTCAAATTGGCCAGTATCTGGGTCGTACTTCAGCAAAGATCGCAATTGGATGTCAGTGAGAGCTTCGCTTGTCATGGTCAGATGTCAGAGATGTAGAGAGTGAGGATGGGAAGGGCAGTAGTTTGGGTCATCACCAACGGAGGCCGCTATCTGTAATCGCTACAACACCCCACGAGAGACCGAGATCGAGCGCATGTGGCGCGTGGGATCGCAGAACCCACCACGCTGGTGGAAGCCGCACGTCACGCCGCTGGCCCTGGGTCCATACATCACTGCAGGCGGCGTGCTGGAGATCGGGCAATGGGGCATGATCCCGCGATCATCAAAGACGCGCCGGCCCGTGACAGCCGAGGGCCGGCCGATGTCGACCAACAACGCCAGGCGCGAGACTCTGGCTAGGTCGTGGACCTATGCCCCTGCCTGGCGCGCCGGACAGCGCTGCTTGATTCCAGTGGAGAGCTGGGTGGAACCGTACTGGGGCCTGGGCTCACGCAATGTCTGGTGGTCGTTCCGGCGCGCGGACGGGCAGCCGGCGGCCCTGGCCGGGCTCTACAGCGAGTGGCCTGACCCCGAGACAGGCGAGGTCGTGCCGAACTACACAATGATCACGCAGCCCGCGGACGGGCACCCGGTGCTGTCGCTCATGCACCGGCCCGGCAAGGAAAAGCGCGGGGTCGTGATGCTGGAGCCGGGCGACTGGGATGCGTGGCTGCATGGCACGCCGGACCAGGCCGACGCACTGATCAAGCTGCCGCCGCTGGGAGCGTTGCGGAGCGGCGCGGAGAAGGCGGAGGAAGAGGCTCTGCTGCCGGCCGAGCAGTTGCAGGCACTGCGCTCGGAAACCTGACGCACAACAGAACCCCCATAACGAAAGCCCGCGATGCGGGCTTTTTGGTGTCCAGTTCGGCGTAGGTTTTGGCGTAGGTTTCTGGAGATTCTCGCTGTTTTCAGAGGAGGCTTACGTTCTGCCATTGAACGACGCCCGCTTCTACTGGTGGATCAGCATCTTACGCGATGCCGGCATTTGACCCAATGCGGAGCGGTCCGCATCTTCAACATCCTGTCCTTCATGCCGCACCGGCATAAACCTCCGCTTGGTCGCCTGAACCTTGGCGCCGCTGGCGCTTCGCTGTGCGCACCCGATGTATGCCCGCCTTGCATCTCTACAAAGCGGGCCAAAGCCGCAAGCGGACCCCGCAAAAAAGAAGCTCGCCAGCGGTGCTGCGAGCTCGTGAATGCCTGCGACGTGCAGGCACGGGGAAGAAAAAGTCCGGTGCCCTTTTCAGGGCATGCCTATGAATTCCAGGAGGAGAACCATGAGTCAACCATAGGCCCGGCTGTTAACCGCATTTCAGCTCGTGACGGGGAACATCGGCCCTGCCAGCGTGGAGATGTACAGCGAGATGAGGGTCACCACGGACCAGAAAAATGTGAGGAAAAAATGTCGCATCACAATCTCCTTCACGTCATTGAACAAGTGCGCGAACCGCCCGAATGCAAGCCTTCGCAAAACGTCGGAAGGGGCTGCGAGATCTGGTGCTGCGCAACTGAATGAGCTGGTAGCTGCCCCTTACCGGAAAGGCATCCAGGAGACTCCGGTGGTAGCGGGCATCAGGGTCCGGATTGAAAGACTCACTCGGTACGACTTGACTCATGCTTATCTCCATCAGCAGGGCATTGCGGGTCTCGGGACTGACGCTATTTCAACTGCTTGTGAGGCTTCCCTGTGCGAGCCAAGTCAGGGTGCTCATGTAGGTCGAGCATGCCCCGTATGTATGAGTTCTTTCGACACGGTGTCCGCTTGGAGCTGCGGCCGTTGAAGGGGCAACGAAAAGGGCCCGCAAGCGGCGAAGCTGCGGGCCCTGGAAGAAAAATGCCGATGCCGTGGTGGCGTGCCTGGGGAAGGGATTTGAGAGGGAGGGAGGAGAAAGCTCCCAGGCTCGGCGGAATCCGTTGCTGGCCACTATGCAGACCTTTTCTGAAGGAAAGCTTTACGTCGTGTAAAGAAGTTGCAGGTCTGCTGCGTGAAGTCACCCCGGATGGCCAAGTGCTGCGCGCTGATTTACCGCCGGAGGTCACGCGGTATTTGGACGGAACACGCCAGTACGTTGTGACCCTGATGGCCACCGAGGTGGAACTGCAGCAGGTTGACGGCTGGGCGTTAACGGCTTGCTTGTGGTTCGTGCAGAGCGCTATCCCACTACTTGGCCGGATGGTCCTTGCGGTACAGCGTCCACTCTTCCATTTCCGTGCCGTTCGGCAGCACGCAGATGCCTTCCTGGCCCTGGGGCGTCTTCTCCATCCGGACTTGTCCGCCGATTTCACCGCAATAGACCGATGCGGGATTGGCCATGCCCACGGAGGGTGCCAGCTTCTGTTGGGTGCATGCGCTGAGTGCCAGTGCCACCAGGGCCACCAGCGCGATTCCTGAGAGTTCCAGTGCTTTGTTCAT